GTTTGTTTTGTTTGTGGAATATCTATTTTAAATCCTGAAGAATACAGGCAACACATAGTCAATAGTCATGAGCTTGGAAGAGATTATGTGGTCTGTCCGTTACAAAGATGCAATTTTCCTGTAAGGTGTGTAAAAACTCATTTTAAAGTTCATCATCCTACTGAGGTTTTGCCAAAAGTTCCTCAAACAAAAGCTACTATTTGGAGAGACTTTAATGGCAAAGGAGAGAAAAAGACCAGAAAGCCTAATTTTAGAGAAGGTTATATGGTTAGTTTAAAAAATGGCAGAGAGATGCACTATAGAAGTGGTTATGAATGTGAAGTGTATGAATCACTTGAATCTATAGATGAAGTTTTATCTTATGATGTTGAGCCTTTTAAAGTTCCGTACTTATTTGAAGGTCAGGCTCACAACTATAATCCAGACTTAATCATACATTTTATAGATGGTCACACTGAGGTTTGGGAAATAAAACCTAGCAATCAAACAGATCTGCCAAAAAACCATGCTAAGTGGGCAAGCTGTGACCTTTATTGCCAAGATAGAGGTTGGAAATTTGTTGTTATGACAGAAAGAGGCATAGGAAAATTAAAAGTTGCTGCTAAAAATAAAGGAACTTTCAATTCATTTTTTGGAGATTAAACCTTGTTTAATTCCACTAAACCAGTGATCCTGCAAGTCTTTTTTATCTCTCAGTATTTCCGGATAGGAGTGCATACATTTGTCATCTTGTATGATATTCCATCTTTTTAAATCATCTAGATATATTTGATGGTCAATAGTTTTAATTTCATTGTATATAGAGACCAAATCTTCTGGTTGACCTATATCTAGATTTTTCTCTAAAGCTAAAAGCATCATATTATTTTCAAAAACCATTTTAGAGGAAGCATAGATCATTCCTGCAACATAACATGACATAGGCGTTTCAGTAAGAAAAAATTCTGATAATTTGCCACCCATTCTACTTGTTATATTATTTTTTAGATCTATTTTATTATCTAGAAAAAAATTAAAATGTTTAAGAATACTTTCTTGAGATTTATTGTTTATAATTACGTTTGTAAAATTTTTTCTATTTAATTCTGTTTCACTTTTATGATTACTATACTTTAAATAATATGGTCTTATAACAAAAACACATATTGCATTTAAACTATCAAGTATTTTTAATTCATTTAAAAATCTTGTATCATCTAAAACGTAGTTTTTATCTGGCTCTATTTGTTCTTTTAAAGAGTTTATATGAAATTCTGGGTCCACTTCTCGCAGAACTTCCGTTCCTATAAACTGAAGGGCATCTCTTCTGTTGTAAAGAGTTTTATTTTCTATATCTTTATTTATTTTTGTATTTAATATTGATTCAAGTTTTATTTTAATTTCAAGCCAATTTATGGGCTTACTAAGTCTTTCTTCTTTTAGTGTAGGATGACAAAGATCCTCAACACTACAACCCAAAACCTCAGCGGTCACTTTTTTAAGTTTGTCTGCAAAGCTTATTTTTTTAAATCCTCTTTTAACAACTTCGTTAGCAAGGATAGTTTTTCCACTACTTTTTCGCCCAGATATTGATATTATCATTTTTATACTCTTATAAGTTGTAAAAATAATTTTAGCAAAAAATACTATGCAACACAAATGTAAAAATTGCTTTCTATTTAATAGAAAAAAAATGGAATGTAAGGTCGCTATATTAATAGAAGGAGAGCACAGAAATATGCCTGTATCTCCGGAGGATTTTTGTCATTTAGAAGAGCTTAATATCCCAGTAGAGCAAGTTAGATGGTTTGAAGATCAGCAAAATGGAAAAAATGTAGTAAAGATGGAATATCCAGAAGATTTTTTCAAGGACCCTAATGGAATATTGTAAACCTCCTTATAAATATGGCGATAAAGGTGGATGGTGCGATTGTAGTTTTAAAGACATCCCAAATGCCCCAGGATGCTTTAGACCTGAGTGTTGGGATAGAATTAAGTTTTATTATGACTGCAATACTAGACCAGATTGTCCAGATAGAGTTATAGTCATTGAAATTTGTGACACAAATGCGTCTAGGGATGATAATATAAAAGTAACCCTAAACGGAGTGGTCATAGCAAGCGAATTAGATTTTAGTAAAGATGAAAAAAACGGCTATTTTCTAATAGCAGACCCATCAGCAACCTTAGAAGCTTCTGAATCTTCTATTCCTTTGTGTCATGGGTCCACTCCTAATGATCCTATAAGCGTTATAAGATTTGATCCTAATGCAATTGTAGGTGGAGTTAATACTCTAAATGTTAAGATCGTTAAACAAAATTATAATGGTAATGCTGGAAGTTTTATAATAAGAACTTACTGCAACAATAATGGAAAATTGATTAATGGATGTGACATAGCAATTATTAGTTACGGTTCAGAGGGTGATTTTACCTTTACATATGATAGTTGTTGTGGAAACTGCCCAGGAGGAACTTGTCCGCCATGTCCTACTCCTACTCACACCCCAACACCAACGCCAACCCCAACTATAACACATCTACCTCCAACCTCTACTGTTCCAACTCCAAATGTTACTCCAACCTTAGATATGACCGAACATCTTTGTAATATAAAAACTTTTATTTATAACAAAAGTTGTTTAGTGGGAGGCAGCTCTCTTTGTGATATAGAATCTCTTATTATTTCTGGAATTGATCCCGCTGAGCAAACAATCAGAGTTGATTATAGAACTGGGTGGGATGTTGACATCCCAGTGGGAAGTGGAACAGGAAGTTGTAGTAACTGGAAATTGTTGATTTTACCTGAAGGTGGAGGGTCCCCATACCCTATAACCCAGCCAAAAAATCCAACTTTTGATCCTAATGCTATTTTTACACAAAATGATGGCGTGGAGCCTCCTAACCAGCCATACTCCTATGGTTATGGAACTTTTTGCAAACCTGCAGGCGTAACTAAAGTACAAATTAAACTGATATATTCTGCAGGGGTTCCTCCTGCAGGAGGTTTTGATTCCATTATTCAAGATTGTGTCTGGTCCATTAATGTCTATTGTAATGGAGATTTATGTGCAATACCACTTTTTAAAACAAGTAATTTTTTAAGTTTCAATAATTTTGATTTTGATCAAAATATCAATCAAAATAACCAGAAAATATCCAGTTTAGGTTTATCTCCAACTTGCTCTACATATTGTGGTGGAGGACCTGCTAATGAAAACCTATGTTTAAAAATATCTAATTACGTAGGATCAAAACCAGATTCTCCATATAAAGTAGAAGGTGTTTATCCAATAACAATAAATCCATCCATATGTTATAATTATACTGGAAATTGGGCAAATGATTGCTTAAAGCCGAGCACTATCAATATAGAGACAATAGATGTCACTGGTAATGGTGGGGCTATTTATATGTCTCATAAAACAAAAATTAATGGAGTTTGCGTTGATTTAACCTTAACATCATCTGCCGGCAGCGTAGGTAGTTTATGTGGATCTGGAACACTTAGCTCCGGCAGCGGTGTTGCAAAAATAAACGATGTTGCTGATGGAAGCACTTTTAATTGGGAGATAACAACAGAGTCTTGTATAACTCCTACTCCTACCCCCACATACGCTCCTGGATGTCATATAGACTTTCAAATAGCCACTAGGGGGTGTTGTATTGAATACTTATCAAACGAAATATTAAGAGCTGTTGGTGATGGGGAAATTTATTTGTATAATATAAATCAAAATCCATCTAAGTGTTGTAAAAAGTTTACAGTCAGAGTTAATGGTGGACTAATATACAAATATGGTGAGTATTTTTATAAAAATGTAAAAGATGGCGATATATTATTGGTTCAAGCCTATAATGAGTGCAAATGTAAGCCTGTCCCGGTCCCTGCAAATGCAATAGCTCCTGCTTATAAGAAACCTATTGGATATAATGCTGCCGAATGCCCGAGCCATCCCGCAGTTAGAGCAGTTAAAGATTCTATTACTGATAAATTAAAAATTATTTTAAATAAGAATTTCTTCCGCAGATAGTTTTTTTGCATCTTCTACCATACTTTTAACTAAATCTTCTTTTAGATTAAGTAAAGTTTTTAATTTTTGTAATGGTGTGCTTATAATGGCGTTTACATCTCGAATATTAGATTCATATAACTTTTTAGCTCTTTGTTTACCAATATTTTTAATCTTACACAGTCCAACAAGATGTTTTGGAACTCCATTTTGAATTCTTAAACCCAAAACGTCGAGATCCTGTTTTATATTTTCTTTTAGATCCATTATGTTTATTTGTTTCAATACTTCCAAGGTTCTAGGAAAATCCATCTGCATACTTCTTAGCATAGATCCCATATTTTGGCTATTTAGTCCATTTAGAAGATTGTAGTAACAACTTCCATATTTAAAAACAGGATCTGTCTTAAATATTTTTAAATTAGAATCTTTTAAGTGACCCTCTACCCTTGAGGTATACAGAGATATTTCCTCTTTTTCAGCCTTAGATACTATTCCACTTCTATAGGAATCTACATTTCCCAATAAAAATGATAAAACATAATCATTATCAAAAAGATTATTCTGAGCAACTATTTTTAGATTATTTTTCAGATCAGCAACATCAAAAGGAGCATAATAATACATGCTAGATATTTTGCCAACAATTGTTGTTTTCCATTGATCTTCAAAATTATAAATTATTCCTCTTTTCACAAGAGAATCTATTGTTTTTTCAAGAATACTTGTGTTTAAATTTTTAGATTGAAAACTACAAAGAGTCTTTTTATACCAACTATGTATATCTTCTGTGGTCTTTATAGATTTGTTATTGATTTCATTTACTAAATGAAAAGCAAGAACTTTATAATGACCATAATCATTTTTTAATAATTGAGATTCTATTTTTTCTTTTTTTCTTAGTCTATCTTTATGTTGTTCAAAGGTAGACTCTGGTAATAGAATATATGCATCGCCCATTTTATCAAATCTTGGACGCCCAGCTCTGCCACACATTTGTATAATATTGTATGTTTCAACTTCTTGCAGACCACGATGTATGCCAGCAACAACTACCCTACGAGCAGGAAGATTTAACCCGCAAGCAAGAGTTGAAGTTGCTACTATTACTCTGAATTTTGGATCATTCTTAAAACGATCTTCTAGTTTCACTCTTTTATCTTTTTCAAGATTAGCATTGTGAAACTCTGTTTCTATACCTTCTTTTAAAAGATAGTTCTTTATGTTTTCTCCTGTTTTTTTAGTATGAACAAAAATAATAAATTTATCGTCTGGATAGTAGTTCACAATATCGATAGATTTATTAACTTTTTCCATTTCATTTTTATCATAGTTTTTTGCTCCATCATCATATATTTCATAATGAACATTTAATGGACAAGGTCGATGCTTACTGTTTAATATAAAACAGTCTTTGTTTGGCATTAACTGACGAATCCAATTTGCAATTTCATCTACATTCGGCATTGTTGCTGAAAGCAAAATAATTCTTGCATCTGGATTTAATTCACAAAAATTAATTAACCCAACTTCAAGATGATCACCCCTGCCGGGGGTTGTTATTAGATGACTTTCATCAATAACAAGAGTTTTTACAGATTTAATAAATTCATTTTTTTTATTCCTACTTTTGCTGTTAAGCATTTCGGAAGTCATTATTATTAAATCTGCATCATTCAAATCTTCATCCTTAGAAGATTTATAATCACCAGTACAGATAACGGTTTTTAAATCACTAAAATGATGATCTTTATTTGTCCAATCATCATATCTTTCCTGTGCCAGTGCCTTAATAGGCACGAGCATCATTCCTTTTCCTCCACGTTTCCTAATTTCGTGTGCTAAGAAAAGTTCAGAACATACTGTTTTACCAGCACTTGTGTTTGCAGCAACAATTCCGTTAATATCTTTTTCATAATAGTCCAAAAGCGTTGATTGAACTATATTGAAACTATCAAAATCCCATTTTGCATGTGGGTATTTTTTTGTAGAAACGGTTTTTTCGCTGTCCGATATCTGTATTAATTCGCTCATTAAAAGACTCCTCAGATTAATTGGAATCTTTTGTTGTGTTCTTTTTCAATACACTTGGTTATCTTGTCCAACATATTATATAAATCATCTGAACTCTTGGCAGAATAAAACCATTTTGAGAATTCGCTGGTCTTATCTAAGAAGTCTATAGCCTCGGCAGTATCTCCAGGTAACTTATCAGATAATCTTGTAAAAAGAAATTTTAGATCATCTTCAACAAGATTGTTTGTGTATTCTCTTATAAAAACTTCTGGATTCTTCATTTTTTTCTCCTCAAGAAAGTAAAAATTTCCTAAAACCATTAAAACATTCTATCAAAAGATTTTTTTGATTCAAATACTCAATAAAAATTTATTTTGTCGGGCTCCATTAAATAATAATTAAAGTCTCCAAATTCTTTTTTTATATAATTTTCATTATAAGGATTCATTATTGGAGCATCCTTTTTGTCACAGACTATTGTCCAACAATATATTTTCTTATTCCCAGATAAAATTTCCAACAATGATATGTACTTTTCTCCAAGAAATTTTTTTGCCACTTTGCAAACAATATTAAATGGTAAAAAATTATGATTCTTTGAGTGTATTTGTAAAGTTTTCATCTTCTGATCAGGGTAGTCAGAAACCGAATAAAAAAGAATCACCGTATATCCGTCTATTAGAATTTCTGTTGATTTCAAAATAATTAAGTCTTCATCTTCTCCAATATCGCAATTTGGAAAAGTTTTTGAAGCCATCATTTCTCCAAGCCTTTTCATTCTGTCAATTGTTTCTTGAATATGTTTATTCATAATTATATTTATTGATTATGCAAATGATTTTTGATATATTATTAAACTTAAAGGAATATTATGATCAACTACTGTTTAAAAATAAAAACATTTGACAATAGAAGTTTTTATACTGATTATAAAAATTATAAAAAGATAAAATCGTATAAAAACTTTTTATACAAACAATTATCAAGAGTAAAGTATAATGAACAAATTCTTCTTTCTTTGAAAAATTTGGCAACAGCTATAGCAGATAATTCTTTTAATGATAAAAAAATAATTAAAAAGAATATTAATTTATCAAACGAAATTAAAAAATACATAACAGACTCGTTTGAAAAAAACAGTTTTTTGAATTTTAAAAATCTTAAAGATAAGTTTAAAGATTGTGATGTAACCACTGCTAATTTATACAATTATCTAAATAATATTAAAAAAGTTTATAAAAAAGATGGAAAAGAAATAAAAAGAATAAAATCGGGAATATTTAAAATAATTCCGATAGAGTAACTCTTATGATTATATGAGATATTTAAAAAAGCAATCAAAAGAAAAAAAGAGAGAAAGATTAGAAAATTTGATGAGTGGAACCGGTTTGTATTTATATGAAAACAACACCGACGCCGATCTTTCTCTTCCTAAACCAAGTTTAGAAGGCTTTAAGTCAATAGGACCCAGAAAAAGATTTAAAGGAGACAGTTATTTCATGTCTCTAGTAAAAACTCCTCTTTGTTTACTAAGATTAATAGAAGAAATTGAAACAGAAAACAATACAGTAGCAGTAGAAGAAGAAAAAAAAGAAGAAAAAAAAGAAGTCAAATTAATAAATAGTAAAAGAAGTAAAAAATCTAAAAAAAGCAAAAGAAATAAAAAGGTTAAAAAAATGAAAGAAAAACTAGTATTAGATCAACCTGATGTTGTTACCCAAGCTGGTAAAGTGGAGCAAAATCTGGACAATCAGGAAAGTCAAAAAGAAGAAAACATTGAAAATCAAGAAGAAAAACTCCTAATAGAAAATCCTTCTGGAAATATTGAGATAATCTCAGAGTGAGTTAAATTTGACCTCCATCAAATTTAACTCGTTTTCTATAATTAGATATATTCTTTAGAGCTGCAGATGCTAAGAGGTGATCCTTGCAATTTTTGGTTCCTCTGCAATATGGTACATTCTCTATAGTTTCTTTATTGCTTTTTGCTTTATCTTTTATTTTTTTTGGAACATTTCTCATAAGAATCCTTTCTTATATTCTGCCACCATCCAATAAAATGCTGTCAATTTCTTTTATTATATCTTTGGCTTTAACATCAAAATCATAATATTGTGTTTTAAAATTATTTGAAGATAGTCTTTTTATTAAATTTTTAATATTAGATAAAGCCTTTCTCATATTTGTTGGTGATCCATAACTTATTGAATTTACAATATATTCCGAAACACCACAGCCATGAGAGCTCAAAATTAGATTTTCAATATATTGTCTAAAACTATCAACTTCTTGCTGTGCTTCAATATATCTACACAACTCTGATTCATTATAAAGAGAGTTAAATGTATCTTTATAAATAAAAATTGGTTCATTTCCTATCAATTTTAAATTGATTTTTTTGACTGCAATTTTCTCTAGTATTCCCAATCTGGCTTTTCTATAAATATAGAGTATTTCCCCAACAGAGAACTTTGATGGATAAAGCCTCCTTATTAGAATTATTGGACATCCAAAAAACTCCAACTTCCCAGATGATTGATATGAATAATCCATATATAATATATATTAATATTGTTTTTAAATAAAAATAATATATATTTAAAAGAGGAAAAATGCATAAAGACCTAATAGCACTAATTCAATTTAAAAGAGGATTGGCTTCAAAATGGGTTCAAAAAAACCCAGTTTTAGAAACTGGTGAGCCAGGATATGAAGAAGACACTGGTAAATTCAAGTTAGGAGATGGAATCAGAACGTGGACCCAGCTACCTTATGCTGGAGGGCAAATAGAAGGGTTATTAGCCACTGTAGAAGAATTGAATAGACTGCACGGAGCTATACCTGGCACAGCGGTTGCCGGAAAAGTTCTAGTTGTCGACAACAGTAAAAATATTAATTTTGATAATGGAAGCATAACTGTTAACAATATTACATTAGAAGGCAATTTGATTGGTGATATTGATGGAGGTACCCCATAATGCCAAGAATAACAAATATAAAAATACGTCGAGGAACAGAACAAGAATGGTTGTTTACAAATCCTATTTTAAGTCTTGGAGAGCTTGGATATGAAACAACAAATAATATTTTAAAAGTTGGCGATGGAGTTAAAACATGGAGTGAACTGGGGGTTCAATCTTTATATTCTCCCATAAGATTGGATAGTGACGGAAATTTTTTAAACAACACCTCAATAAGAAGCCCAGAAATAGATTTCACAACCTCTGGTCAAACAGAAATATTTTCTGTCCCAGAAAACTCTATGTTTTTTATTAACAGTATGGAAATATTGACAACTAATTTATATTTAAAAGATGAAGCTCCATCTATTAAAGTCGGAAATCAATTTAATGATAGTGAGTATTACCAAGAAACGTTTGTTTCTATTAATGACTTGGGAGCAAGACATATAATAGAAGATCCTCAAAATGGAGCAGAAGAAGGTTCTACTGTTATTGTATCTGTAATAAATCCTAGCACAGCAGAAACTCACAAAGGATATTGTATTATAAATGGAGTTTTATTTACTTTAAATCGAATTTATATACCTACACCTACACCAACTTTTGTGCCCACGCCTACACCAACACCTGTTTAATACGTTAAATTAATTAATCTAACTATATATAGATATTATGACAATAGATTGCTATAGTAATGTTTTTTGTTTAGGCGAAACGCCGATCCCATCTGCAACACCAACTTCTACATTAACAACCCCAACTCCAACTCCAACTCCAACTCCAACACTTACGCTAACCTTTCCTACTCCATCTTATACTCCATAGTTACATAATTAATGTGTGTCCAAGGTTGGGAATGGAGTTGAAAAAGTTGCGGTTGGAGTTAGTGTGGGTAAAGTTGCGGTTGGAGTTGGAGGCGGTGAAGTTAGCGTGGGCTGAGTGCAAACAAAATCAACCAAATCTTCACAATTTTTATAAATATATATTTCATTTGGTATATCACTAAATGACGCCACACAAACTTCTGGCGTGGGTGTTGGAAGAGGCGTCTCTGTTGGTTCTGGCGTTCCTGTTGGGCAATTATTTGTGATCCCATGAAATATATCCAAATTCATTATTTCGGACTCAGATAATATGCTTGGATTTATGTTTATTTTTGAAACTACATACTTATATTCTTCTGTGTCTGTCACTTCATCATCTTTAAAGAAAAATAAATTTTCTGTGAAGATGACTGCATTTTTATCATAATCATAGAATTCAAATTGTTTTGTTTTGTTTAGATAGACAGTTACTTTTTCCGATAAATCTCTTGTTATTACCACCTGATTGTATCTATCGAGATACAAAGAATCCTCACCAGTCCCACCCCCAGGAGAAAATTGTAAAAATGCTCCATATCCTGTTTTAGAAGGTCCATAGTAGATATAAAATCCACTATCTTTTAGCCTATTATTAAAATCAATTAGCTTCCCGTGAGACGAACTAGGATATATGAAAACTTTAAATACTAGCTCTATGGTGTAAAATTTTATTTTGGTGGAACAGATTGACATATGGTTTATATATGGTTTTAATCTGCCGAATTAATCAAAGTGTCTATTCTGTTTTTTGCAATTTCGCAATAATTTTTATCTACATCTATTCCTATTCCATTGATATTAAGTCCAACACACGCCTTTAATGTTGTTCCAACTCCCATAAAAGGATCTAAAACCTTTGTGTTGTCATCATATCCATTCAGCAATATACACCTTCTTACCAATTCATCTGGGAAGGATGTTGGATGGTTGAATTTTTCTTCTTTTGACTTAACTGTTTTGTGTGGTATAAACCAAACGTTTCCCCCACATCTAACATCGCCCTTATTTTTGTTGTTTTCAAATCTTTCTATATTTCTTTTATCTTTATATGGAACTCCTATTGAATTTCTGTCTATAGTTTTTGATCCATCTTTTGTAAAATGAAAAACATATTCAAAAATATTGTTTAAATATCGATTGCTATTGTTTGGTATAAAATGACCATATGATTCACTATTTACAGTAATGGATTTGGTCCATATTATTGTGTTTTGTAGTTTAAAATACTCAGTTAATTTTTGAACTAAAATAAAAGGTGTAGAAGGTTGTAAATTTTGATATCCGATGTTTAAAAAGAAAGATCCATCTGATTTTAAAATTTTATAAATAGTTTTTCCAAAATCATTCATCCAATTTATATAATTATTAAAAGGTATTTTATCATTATATGAAGAGTATTTTTTACCTAAGTTATATGGAGGGCTTGTTATAACAACATCTATTTCTTGTTCTTTTATGTAATTATTTATTGTTTCTATTGCATCTCCATTATAAATCTTTATATTTTTGTTTTCATTAAAAATCATAAAATATATGAGTTATTTTTTTTGTTCTTTATTCAAAAATTTTTTTAATATTATAAATAATACAAAACTCACTATGGCAAAATCTATAACACCTCCTAACGCTTTTCCCACGCCCAACTCTAGACCAGAAACTACTTTTAGATTATAATTTCTCCATTCCCCATTTGTTTTGTTAATTATAAAATCAAAGAATGGTATAAACAAATTATTCGAAATAGTTTTTACAAAATTGTCAAAACTACTAGCTAATATTACTGCAAAACAAACTTTTTTTATATCTTCTTTAAATGCAAACTGTTTGTACTCATTTATTATGTCTTTTACTGTTTTTTCAATTTTTTCATCTAAAAAACTTTTGTTCATAAAATATATATCATGAACAATAATCATTGTTTTTCTTAAACTATTAAAAATTTAATTTCAATTTGTATTGGTGATAAAAATTTAATGTCAATTTGTATTGGTGATCTGATAGAGCTAGATATAGAGTCTAGTTTTAATAAACTTGCAAAAATAATAGAAATAAAAAAAGAAAAGGTCGAAGCAATAGACCTTTCTGTTGGTGGTATTTTAATAATACCTTTTGATTATCTATATGATAAACAAGACTTAACAGGAATGAGATTAAAACCAAGTGAAGAAAAAGAACTAAATTTACTTGGAGCAAAAAATCTTTGGGTTAAATTAACTCCAAAACAACGTGAAAAATATTTCTCAGATAAAAAAGAAAAAGAATTATTAAATGAAAAAGAGAAAAAAAAAGATGAAATTCAAATGAAGTTTTTAATGAATTTTTTCAAAAGTTCAAAAGACGAAAAAATAGATGAGGCTCCAACACTAACTATATTTAGTGAAGAAAATAAGATAAAAGAAAGCAATTCCCCTTTATCAAAATTCATTAAAAAAAAGGAATAATGATGAAAAAAAATAAAAAAGTCGGCTTCTGTTTCACAGGCGAAGGAGCTAGAGGAAGTGTTCAGGCGGGAATAGCATACTCCTTGTATAAAAAAAAGATAAAGCCGGACTTAACAATAGGAATATCAAGCGGCAGTATATGCTCTGCCAGCTACGCTTATTTAGGAGCAGAAGGACTAGCTGAACTGTGGTCAAATATCTCAGGTGTTTTTGATGTTTTTGGTGTTAATTACTTTTTTTGGAATAAAACTGGATTGATGAATCAAAGACCAATGAAAAAAATAGTTGAAAAAGCAATGGAAAACGAACCTGTTTGTGAGAGTGTTGTATCAAAAATGAATATAAAAACCGGTGAGATGCAGTATGTTTCAAACATGCAAGTATCAAAAGAAGATTTTAAAAATAGTGTTTTAGGAAGTGTCGCAATAACGGGATTGGTACAAGACGTCGATGGATGGGTAGATGCGGGGAGTCGTCAACTTGCTCCTTTAAAACAATGTATTGACATGGGATGCAATGAGATATATTTAATTATGGGAAGACCTCTTGCTTTAAATTATTGGGAAGGACCAAAGGGTTTTTTAAAGCCTGCTCAAATGGCTTTTAGAGCCATAGATATAAGTCTTTATGAGATAATGACAAGAGATATTAATGAAGCAATTAAAAACGAAAATGATCCATATTATAAAAATGTCAATATACACTTAGTGGAGCCAAAAGATCTCGCTTTTGATTCTATTCGCTTTGATAAATGTAAATATGGTGTAGAGTATGGAAAGAAAGAATATAATAAATATGATAAAAAAGGAATCAAAAAGCTATTCACCGCCAGGGGCTTGATTTAGTGAATTATTAATTATGTTCCAATTACTTGCAAAACTGTGAAAAACAATAGTGTCTTTAAAATCTTGTGATTTTTCTGTAATTTTTACATATTTTTTTTCAAAAAAATCACAAGATATTTTATCTTCATAAACCACACTGCTTAATAAAAATTCATCACGCACCCAGTGATTTTTTATATTATCCATCCAATCACAAACATCAGGATAAAATTTTTTAAAATTTATTAATTTAAATTTAAAGTCTTCATAGATTTTTTTATGAGAATAGTTATTAAACAATAAAACTCCACTATTAAAAGGTTTGAATTTATTAAAACCTAAACTATATGTCCAATTATTTTCATTTCCATAAAAATCTTTTGAACAATTATTAAATATTTTTTTAATATCATCAAAAATAAATGTATCACAATCAAGATACAAAACAGAAGAATGTTCCACATTTAGTAAATGTGTTTTATTTGATGGAAAATAATTTTCATCAATATTTTTAATAATTTTTATTTCTACATTTAAATTTTCTGGAATTTTTATAGCCTCTGTTGCTAAACACAAAATTTTTATTTTGTTGTTATGCTTTCGTAGCATTGAAATACTGTTAATCGCCATCTTTAGATAAAAAGTATTATTATTTAAAATATAAACAACTATTTTTTCCATAAAAATTCGTTTGTTTCTAAGTGTCTTTTGATTATAATCAAAGAGTATTCATTAAACAAGGTAGCGTAAAATGAAAATAATTAGCGGAAAACTTGGTTTTGAAGATGTTCACATAACACCTAGACCAAGCGAGTTGTCTAGCAGAGAAGAAGTTAATCTACAAGTAAGCTATATTTGCAAACACAGCAGAAGTAGATTTTCTGGAATTCCTGTTTGTGTTGCAAATATGGACACGACAGGACAAATAGGAATCGCAAAAGCTCTACACTCAGAGAAAATATGGGTTGCACTTCATAAATTTATTGATCGAAGTGAATTGTATAACTTTTTAAGAGAGCCAGAAAGTGAATATTGTTTTGTTACAATAGGTTCATCTAAATTTGAAGAAGAAATAGAGCGTCTCAAATTTATATTTGAGACTTTCAAAACACCTCCAAAGATTTGTATAGATGCAGCAAATGCTTATATGTATAAATTTCTGGATGTTGTAAAGATAGTAAGAGATATGTTTCCTCCTGCCATTATAATGGCAGGCAATGTATGCACTCCAGAAGGAGTAGAGAATATAATAAAAGCAGGAGCAGACATAGCAAAGTGTGGTATCGCAAATGGTGGATTTTGTGATACTAAAAATAAAGCCGGTGTGGGTTATAAGCAATTTAGCGTTGCTTTAGAATGTGGACAGGCTGCAAATGAATTAAATGCTCTTTGTTGTTCTGATGGGGGGTGTAAAATGCCTGCTGATATTTGTAAGGCTTTAGGAGCCGGTAGCCATCTTGTCATGGCAGGAAGTATTTTCGGTGGATGTGACGAAAGTGAAGGAGATTGGCATTTTGATGAAAATGGAAATAAAAAATCAATTAAATTTTACGGCATGAGCAGTGAGTCTGCCAATAAAAAGTATTTTGGAGGATTAAAAAAATATAGAACTTCTGAAGGAAAAGAAGGTTTTGTTCCATACAAAGGATCCATAAAATATGTTGCTCAAGACATCAAAGGTAGTTTGGCAAGTTGCTGCACTTACACAAATACCAAAAATCTTGAGAACTTGCATAAAAATTGCAATTTTACTTCATAAATAATAAAATTTATTAACAAGGGCACTAAATAATATAGTAAAGTTTTTATATCAAGGAGGTATATATGAAAAACGTTATATTTGTATTTTGTGCTTGTTTAGGACTCTGCTCCCCAAGCGTCATCACACCAGCAGATGAAATTATATCTATAGTAAAGATTGGTCCTGGGATGGCTGAAAGTTATGAGGATGCTATTGATCTATCCAAGGATACGGATAACAATATATTTATTTATTTTGGAGCCGATTGGTGCAAATATTGTGTTATGATGAAAAATAATACTTTTGAAAACAAAGAAGTTAAAGAATATTTATTAAAAAACTTTATAGTACTACATGTAGATGTAGATAAAAATAAAGATCTAAAAGAAAAATACAATGTTAGAGAACTACCACAACTCATTGTAATAAATAAAAACGAAAAAGTTATTAAAAGAATTTCAGGTTATAAATCTTCTGATAAATTTTTAAAGTGGATTAAAGATTAAAGCTTTCCCTCATATCTTTCTCTCCATTCTCCATCTTTTGTGTGGGTCCAAACAACCCACTTTTCAGGTTTTTGATCACAGAGAAATTCTCTCCAAATTTTACAATAACTAGGATCACTCATTATAGATTTAACTTCAGATTCTTGTGCATCTTTTCTATTGATAACTGTTCCATCTTCTAGCTCAAAAGAAACAACCCAAAAATCATAATTGTCATGTTTTAATTGACTATGCTGTATATCAATGCAATGCTTAAATATTTTTAAGAAAGAGTCTAAATATTCTTTTTCATCATCTATTTTAGGATTTGGAGGATAAAGATTATCTAATGTGTATTTCTGGATAGCTCTTAATTTAAAATTTATTCCAGCATATCGCTCATAGTCTCCTAGAGTTCTTTCTTTGCCAAAATCATAAACTCCAAAATCTATATCTTTTTTTTCTCCGTCCATTTCAAAAAGTTTTCTATTTCTTAAATGGCAATTTGTATTTTTTTCGTGCCAACTTTTATCATCATCCCACTGTTTAGTTCTGCCTTTTCTAGTGTATTCATGCCAACAAACTATTTTATGAGGATGAAATAAATCATAACCACATGTGTATGCTCTTGCTGCTATGCTTATTTCTTCTCCGTGAAAATAATAATTAGGATCATGAGGAACTTCTTTGCAAAAATCCCCAGAAGCAAAACAGAAATGAGCACTATAGAACCTAGCAGGAACAGGTTCTTTTAAATTTTCCCAATTAGGAATACTTCCTGGTAAAAAGAACACAGCTCCTTCTGGGATAAATCTATCAAAATTCATCTGCCATGGAACATTTGTTCTGCCAGCAGGATCGTTTTCTGGATCAAAGCTTGGAACATATGATGTTAAAAGAGGTTTTTTATGTCCTTTTTTCTTAAGAACATCCAGCATAGAGATACATTCAGCATCCCAGTCTTTAACGAATCTGTGGTGGCTGTCAATTTGTAAAGTGTACTCTTCGTTATTATATTTTGTTTGAACAAGATTTCTTGCCCAACAAACGCCAAGACTATCTTTATAATCTACATCTATTATTGTAAATCTTTCATCATCTTTAAATTCATCTAAATTATCCCAAGAATCATCTTTTGAATGTTGCCAAGCTATGCAAATTTTCAAATTTTCTGGATTTTTTGCATTATTGATCATATCTTTAAGAGTCGGAACCAGCTGATTATCTCTATATGCTGCTATTTGAACAAATATCGAATTTTTCATAATTTAATTATGCTCCATTTATTATATAATATAGTATTTTTATGTTAAAAATGATCGTCTTAATTTTATGTTAAAAACTATACATCTAGTACCGGGAAAAAAATGAATATAGATAGAGTTACTAAACTTTTAGAATATTTCGAATCAGAAAAAGAAATAACTTCAGGAAATTTTCCTGTAGCAAATATTATTAGTATGGCTGGAACCAGTGGTCCTCCGAATCTAAACAGCCAAGAAGCAGTTTGGAAAACTTGGAATTATGAAGTTTATGCAGCCGGTGGTAATGCTCTTCAGTCACTTAAAACATTAAAGCCAACAGATGGAGATTTTGATCCATCTGCAGATCGAGATAAAAAAGCACATGGAATATGGCTGTATAGTGTACAGTCAGCGATTCCATATACCCTCTATACAGAAACTGTTGCGTTACCTTATTATAAATATATAATAAAAAAAATTCAAATAGCACTATTTAGAGGAGATCAGTCATTACACATAACCAATCAGTTCATACCACTAGTTAATGAAATGATTCAACAAGATCATAACACTGCTGTCGGCGGAGGAGCATTAAGTTTTATAAAACAAATTAGTGGTGAGCATCCTACATCACAATATGGTTTTGTTACTTGGAAACCAAACAGTCCTCTTTCATCACTAAAATATCTAGTGCCAGGTAAATCTTACATATTTTATTCTGGAGATTTTCCAGTATACGCAAATAATACTGATTTTCATTCGAGAACAGGAAGAAGTATAGGTTGGCCTTTATATATTCTTCCGACGCCATCTCCTACTCCCACAGCATCACCTACACCCACGCCAACAAAAACCTCTACGCCCACACCCACACCCACAAAAACCCCTACACCCACACCCACACCAACAGTATCTGTAACACCCCCAGGATTTACATATCCTCCTACTGCAACACCCACCGCAACTGCAACACCCACCGCAACTGCAACACCTACTGTAACGCCAACGCCCACTGTAACAAATATAATGTTAGTATGCGGAGATAGCAGAGAAGTTTTAGGTCCTATATGTGAAAATTTAAGTGTGACTATAGATCTTGGTTTACCTAACCCAACATCCATTCCTGAAAATATACTTAGTATAAATCACATAACATTCTATGGTCCATGCATTAACCCGCCAAATTGTGAGTTTAATTGGCAACACATCACAGTAACATATACTCCACAAATACCAGCAGATGCTGATTCTTCTAAAATATCTGCTATTGTATGGGCAACATACCTACCAGAAGATGGAGGCACAGTTGGACCCGTAGTTGTAGAGTCTACTCCGTCTGGTTGGAGTTGGGTAAGTGCTCCTGATAACACATATGAAGTGACGTTCACACCGGAAAGTCTTTTGAATTATTTTGGAATAACTCCAACTATAGGAAATCAATATGAATTTCTAATAGAATTAGATGCAGTTAATTGTGCTGGAGCCTATGTTGTTAATAAGAAAAGAATAGGAGATGATGGTGCAGGTCCGGGAGGATATAATCCAAATTGTAGCTGCATCAATCCTGGAGATTATGGATGCAGAACATTAGACCACATACAACCATGCGGTTATCTAAAAGTTGTTTGGTTTGGAAGCTAAAAATTTTAGCCAATTTCTTTTGCAAGCAATTCAGATCTTACAACTGAAATTTCTCTGGGTGCATCTATTCCTATTCGGACTTTATTTTTATTGTCAATCTTAACAATTGTAATTTGTATGACCTCGTTGTTAGAGGTTTTTAAAATAATAGTCTCGTCTTTCTTCCTACTCAACACTAGCATATAGTTTCCTTTCTAAAAGTTCCTTGCCAAAAATAGTGTAGTAAAAATTATCTATTTATATTTTCCGCCCCGCTTTTTTCTTTTACAATAATTTTTTTGAGAAAATCCTTTCGGATTACTACAATTTATAGACTTTTTATACTTAATGCTCCATCTTGATTTCATTCCATCTCTTGGCTCATTGATTTCTAGATAGGTTTTAAAGTCCATAATAACTATATAGAAAATCAGCCGTCAGTTTTAACTGACAGCTGATAAATAATTTTTATTATTTTAATTTATTCAAAATAAATTTTCTGAACAAATGGTTATAGCTGGAACATAGCCACTGCTGGTTGAAGAACACAAGGTTTGAAAAGATCTACATCTGGTGTAAAAAAGTTTACTGCTAACATTTGTATAAGAATTTTGATGTTTACATTTTAATGTTGACATAATTTTAATATATTTGGTATCGATAGTGCTCATTCCAGTAATAGAAACAAAATCATAACCATAAAGATAACTTATATCAACACTGGTGTCTCCTTCGCTTGTTTCGTGCCAAGTAAGAGATAGTTCTCCTGTTAAAAAATCTAATGTGCCACTATCAACATAGGTGCCACCTGTTATGTTAATATTTTTTAAATTTAAACTTGTGTTATCTATTTCTATTGTGAATGTTTGAACTACCCTATCTCCAGCATATATAACCCCGCTAACAGACCCGTTGATTATAGGGTTATTTTCAAGTGTAAAAGTTGTTATCATTGATTCCAACGGATCATTTATATGATTTTCATTAACTACCGGCTTTCTATAGTTGAATACAGGCAAATTTGATGTTGTTACCGATACTGCATCTGGGTTTTCATATTTATAAGTAACGATAACATAGCTATTTGTTGTTGAGTCACTCCAAGAAAGACTTAGAGTATTGTTTACATAGCTTCCTGAATTAACTTTTATTTCTGGAGATCCTATATCAACTAAACTTAAAGTTGAAGACTCCAAGCTTACTGTGAAAGTTTGGATAGCAATATCATCGTTGTTGTATATAGTTCCAGTTAAAGTTCCAGGAACAATTGTTGGAATTATTGACTCTCCTTGATTGAGACTTAGCATTGTGTATGTATAAACATCATCCCCAATGCTAACTTCGTTTGCTTTAACGTGAGTTGAAATCAAATGTTCAGCCACTTTAATTAAATATCCCGAAGGTGTTAGAGCATAAGATTTTAGTGTGCCTTTTACCTTTTTAGATACATTCATAGGCACTGTTTTAACTGTATAGTCTGATGCATTTTGATTTAAGGAACGAACAATAGCAGAATTTGAAGGAAAGCTAATAGACTCGTCCCTTCTTGCAATATAATAGGCGTCATACCCATACCCATAATCCCTGCCAGCAATAAATAGATTGTTGATCATTTTTACCTCCTCTGTAATAAAGATCTATAGTATATATTATTTTTTCAAATATTTTATGTTGGCGTGGGAGTGGGAGTTAAACAACAAAGAACTAAATCATAAAAATTGTATAAATCTCCCTCAGGTTTAAATGCCGATATATAGTATTTTCCGTTTAAAAAACATGCCGCAGGATCGACGTCGAGAGTTAGCGGGTCATCTATCAACACAGGCTCTGTCCAATCATAAATTAAAACTTCTTCTCCTAAAATAAAAGGGATATTATTTCCAGGATATAAAGTGCCGCCTAAGCCTCCGTTTTGGAAAGTAACCCCTCTTGGGGTGCTGTTGGAGCCACCGAGCAACCAATAAGCATTGAGTCCACCACTAGAAGTCCATCCTTGATTATAACGTATGGCACCGGACGTTAATCCTTGTATTTTTCCTCCCCCTCCCCCTCCCGAACTAGAAAAGATCCATGTATCTAAATTACAATTTATAAAACAATAGGTTGGTGTTGGTGTTAGAGTGGGTGTTGCTGTTGTTGTAGGTGGAGGTGTAGCATTACAGTCTATCCAACTTTGTAGCATAGTAACTAAAATTTTACCATCAGCAACTAACTGAGAGCAATCTAAATTTTCGCTTGGAATACTTGTCCACTCTCCATTTGATAGTTTATATTCTATGTTGCAACAATTTCCATTGTTTTTTTCTACACTTATTTCATATACTTTACTTCCATCTTCAAGAGTTTGTTTTTCTATTGCATTAAGTATTTTAAGATTACAATCACAGCAAGAGAATGGATTTATAGTAAATTCATAATACGAACCAGAATGATAAAGTGGATCTTTAGTTGTTACTGATAATTCTACTATGTTAAAGCCTTTACTTAATGTTGTTGTATATGGAGGAGCTACAGATGAGACTATATTACCCACACCAGCACAGCCTTTTCCTCCGCCAGGTGCATGAGCAAAAGCTACTAAAGAACCATTTATTTTAAGATTCATTATATCATAACAAGCATCTTGGACCTCCCCTTTTCCAGTCCAATTTATAGTTATTTCAGTATTTGAATCTAAATTATAAAATAATCTACAGCTAGAGGTTTGTGTGAAAGAGTTATATTTTTTACAATTACTATCATCTTCAAAATCTATTCTTAGAGTATTTCCATTTATAGTCCAAGGACTTTTCACAACAGGACTGTTATCATCATAATAGAAGCCATTAGAAGCACTCCAGTTGTATCTTCTTTTCTTTCCGTTTTGACCACCTAAAATAAAACCTTGATCTGATATTTCTGCACACTTCCTTATTTGAGAATCGCAGAAACCTCCAATTTTTATATTTTGACAATAAGGTAAAGTTAAAATTCCATCGACTATAGAATTTTTCCAGTTAGATATTGTTTTATTCCAAAACTCTATTCCATCTTCATTACTAATAATAAGATCATTTTCATTGAATAAAAATGTTATTATATTATCGTTATAAATTCCTTGCCAAGTATTAACACTTGTTTTAGTCAAATTAATATTAAAGCAAGGAGAGTTGCATTCTGGGTTTATTGTCGGTGTTGGCGTAGGAGTAAGTGTTGGATCTGGCATTTTATCTTTTCTTTTTCCTATTTAAATTTATACATTTATATATAATCTTATGGAGAACATTAAAAAAGAATTAACAGAAAAATATCTTGTTGTTTTTAAAGATCAGGAATCAAAAAATTTAAATGAATGTTTTGATTTTATTTTAAATTGTGTAGATGATAGCATAGTTTTTTTAGAAAAAATTCCTGCTAATGGTGAAGATAAAAAATCTGCTGTTATTTTAATAATTTATGGCATTTATGCTGAAGTTATAAGCAAAAATCTTCCAATATACTTAAAGCCATTTGATTTATTAATAAGATTTATAGTCATACAAATAGTAATATCCAAATTAATTGACTTCATAGTTAATAAATATAATAGAGGAATATGGAGAAAGGAATCCAATTATGCCTAAAAATAAATGTGGCTTATTACCATATACAAGAGAAGATGTTCTTTCTTTGCAAGAAGCAAAACAAGCGGCAGGATGGCAGTTATTAAAATTTAATCTTCCTGATAAATGGAAAATTAGTCAAGGAGAGGATGTAAAAATTGCAGTAATAGATACAGGGTGTGATCTTAATCACATAGATTTAAAAAATAATTTATTACAAGGTAAAAATTTTGTTGAACCTAAAAAAGACCCCATGGATGATGTTGGTCACGGAAGTCATGTTGCAGGTATAATTTGTGCAGAAAATAATGACATCGGTATGGTTGGGATTGCCCCTAAATCAAAAGTAATACCAATAAAAGCTATGGATAACGAAGGAAACGGAACGCCAGAAAATATAGAAAAAGCTATCCGTTGGGCTGCGGACCAAGGAGCAGACATTATAACTATGAGTCTTGGATCCCCAAATAAAATAGAGTCTATAAGAAAAGCAATTGTTTATGCTTTAAGTAAGAAATCTATTACTTTTTGTGCAGCAGGGAACGCAGGCAAAACTCATGAGATTTTTTATCCCGCAAACTATCCTGAAACTATAGGAATAGGAGCGATAGATGAAAATTTTGAAAGAGCATATTTTAGCTCTACTGGAGAAGATTTAGATTTTTTAGCTCCAGGTGTTAAAATCTTTAGCACAGTTCCTAATAATTGGTATGCTTATATGAGTGGAACAAGCATGAGCAATCCATTTGCTGTTGGGTGTGCTGCACTCCTGCTAAGCTGCGTAAGAAACAATAATCTAAATATAAAACTAGAAAATGACGAGGATTATAGAAAAGTGCTTAAAAAGCATACTATTTCATTAAAAAATCCTGAATTTTCAAAAAATAAATTTTTTGAAGGTTTTGGAATAATAGATCCAAGTCATTTTGAGTCTTGGCTCGATTCATATTCCTGAGGTGTTTCTAATTGGAGATTTAAGAGCTTCTATTAATTCGTTAAAATTCATATTTTCTATTTTTACGTTGCTCCTATGACAGGACTCTAGAATTTTAAGAATAATTTTCTCTTTTGATTTTAAACACCAAAAATTATTTATTTTCAATTTATCACCTTTTTTTGAAAGTTTAAGATTTGTTGATTGTAATGTCTTTTAAAAATTTTTCAAGACAACTTATTTATTTTTTCGTGATTCTATATAATGTTAGGTATTTAAAATGGCTATAAACGAATCAGACATACTTTTTTATTATTCTAAAGGACCTACGGGTATTTCCCAGACTGGACCTGCCGCGTCTCTTGGAGGAGAATCTTCATCACTAATCACAACAGATAAATTATTTGATAATATAAACAAAGAACAAACCATTAGTGGAATTGTAGATTATAGATGTGTTAATATATACAACAATAGTTCAACCAATGTTTATACCAATTTCAATATCAGTGTAACAGAATACTTTCCTTCTACAATTAAATTTGGATTTGATGGAGTCAATATAGAGACACTATCTGGATCTATAATAAACGCTATTGGCAATGGAAGCAAAGTTACTTATAAATATAAAACTAAACAAAAACCAATAGTAAAAGGAGAAATTGTAAGTATAATAAACATAAATCCTTCATCATATAAATTTAATGGTAGTGTCCAAGAAATATCCTATATAAATGAAGACAATGATGGCTACAGTATATATGAATTTACTGTAACGAGCACGGGAGTAGGATCGTATATAAGTGGAGGCTTAGTTTCTCAAAAGATTCTCGATGGACTTCCAGACATACAAACAATTACGTTTAATTACCCAACTAGACCATCGGAAGGTGATGATAAAAAGTTTATTTTTACATATGAAAATGAAAGTCAAACAATTTATTGGAAAAATACTATATCAGAACAATCAATTGAAATTAGAAATAAAATCAAGAATATTAGCCGGCTTTTTAACACAACAATATCTTCATCACACACACCAACATCAGAATCATATACATTAACAATGTATAATCAAAGACATAGAAGAGGATCAATATTTATAGCTCCACACCCGGCTTTAATTACGGCTGGCGTGACGACAATGATTACACCGGGTCAAAATGGATCTCCTTTGAACAAAGAAGACTTAATAACACCTAGCAAATTCACTAAACCTAGCATAACATTTGTAGATTCTACCAATAGCTTTACAGTAGATAATTTTTATCCAAAAGATACAATTTCAATGTGGATTGAAAGAACAGTTTTACCAAATACAATTCCTACTGATAATGATGGCTTTTCAATAAACATATCGGCAGATGGAGACGTTGCTGTGATTACTCCAACTCCAAGCCCAACTCCAAGCCCAACTCCTACTTCTACACCCACGCAAACCCCAACCTTAACACCTACAGAAACTCCAATAGGATTTACATATCCACCCACAGCAACTCAAACTGCTACCCCTACAAAGACCCCTACTGCAACTCCTACACAAACACCGGGTCCAACTGGTACTCCAACGCCAACTCCAACTCCAACATCTACTGGTCCTTTATTTATAACATTGTCTGGAGATGCCGATGCCCCTTTCACTCCTCCCAGGATCTATGAATTAAATGGTTCAAATGGTTCAACTACAATAACTTGGACCGGAGCCAATGCTCATCAGAAAATTACATTAGTCATATACCCAGAAGATTTTTCAAAAAATTGGGGAGAACCCGCCAATGGAAATGTAAGTGGATGGGATTTCTTTATCTCGATAAATTCTGTAGAATTCGCAGTTGGACATTTAGATATGCCTGATGGATTAGTTGCTTGCGTGTATGGAGCAACTTGGTGCTCCGCAGCAAACAGAAGAAGCTTTCGTCTAGAATCCAACTGTACGAGTCTTGGAGTAAACTGCTGTCCAAATAAAGAAGATATACTATTTTATACAACTTTTCCAAATTGGTCTTCAAATAATGGAAAAGTTGTACTAACATCGTACGCCACCAGCGGCTATCCACACTGCTAAAAATTATTTAGAAAAACCGGTTTTTATTATTTTATTCTTTTTATTAACTTTTAAATCTGTTTTTCTATTTTTATAATCTTTTATTGCTTCGTTTATTTTTTTGTTCCAAGTAGAAACCTTTCCACGAGAAACACCCAAAAGATCAGATAGACCTCCGCCATTGTTTAACACCAAGAGAAAATCCTCCCAGAAACTGTCACTAACATTATATCCTGTGTCTATAATATTATTTTTTTCTTTTTTTTCTATATAATGCTTGAAACTTTTTTCCATATATTTTCTCTGGGTTAAATGATGAAGTATCTGGGGATAGCTTTCTTGTGAAATATTTGCTTGTAATGCCGCTTTTTTCAAAATCGCCATCTGAATTAGAGAATGTTTGTGATAAATCACCAACCATGCTCGCATCCATGCCTTCAATAAATTCTTTAAAATTCATAAAATATATATTAGAAATTTTTCCAAATATATTCTGTTTTATTTTTATTTATTATTTTTTTCTTATTAAAATTATTATATAGTTTTTTATACAAACTTGAATCTAGGTTGTGAACAACAACTTTTCCACTGAATTTTAACAACAGCTTTGAGAACTCTGTGTGATCTTTTTCATCCATATCAGTCTTATAAGCTGTCTTTATAGACTTATTTCCACAATAGCAAGGCATGTTACAATACAACAAAACATCATGACAGTTAAAATTTTCTACTATTTCTCGTGGAGATTTATTATAAAGAAAAACTCCGTAAAGCTTTTCTGAAATTTTTTGCAAACTGTCAATATTAGTATTCCAAGAACAAAGATCTCCTTGATTTTTTTTAGAAACAGACCAACTGTATGTTTTACAAAGACCTGCCCTGCTCATTCTGTGGATAATATATTGATTTATTGCATGTTCATTTTCATTTTTAAAACTTTTTTTATCTATTTCTTTTTTAAATATAGATTTATTAAGTTTTATTTTTTTTAATTTATTAAAGAAATGATTTTCATTATTTTGAAGAGTCTTTATAAGTGTATAAATTCCTAAATTAGAATCGTTTAGAACATTTATTCTTGAAGGTTCTTTTTTTAAAAAAACACTACAACATCCACAAAATGGTTCGCAATATATTAAATCTTTGTAATCTTCAGGAAATTCTGAAATTATATCCTGCTTAGGCAGTTTTTTAACTGTTTTCTTCTGTATTTTCTTTTTCATATTTATAAATAAACTTTCCACATACATTGCAGCTTACATCATAGGGACTATATCCTTTTTTAGATCCTTCCCAAAACCACCCCCCATCTTCTTCTTTTTGGCAGTTTAAACACCTTGCCAAAATTCTTTCTTCTTCGTCTTGGGAAGTAGAACCTACGTAAAAAAAACAATCTTCTTGTGTTTTCATTATAATAAATAAGTAAAAATTTAAAAAAAAAGCTTGGAATTTAATAACTACTATAACATTATGAAATGGTACGACTATTTTAGATTATTTACATTTGGATTTCAAAGAGATCCTTATTCAAAAAGCCAAGATCCAAAAAGCCTAACAGGCTCTGGTGTATCTCAACCCGACGCCCTTCAGACAATGGGCGGAGATGATATTACTTCAGGATCTCAAGGGTTAATGGCTTATCGTCAATCAAACGATATGATTGATATAACCACTCTTACAAATAGATCTGGAAGGTATAAAGAGTATGAAAGACTAAGGAATATAGCTGAAATAGAAACAGTGATGACAGTTGTTTCGGATGAAGCTTGCGTAAGTGCCTCTACGCCAGTTACTACTCCAAATGGAGTTAAGACTATAAAAGAACTTGTTGAACAAGGACCAAATGAAAAATTTCTTGTTTATTGCTTTGATGAAATATCAAAAGATTATACATTAGGTTGGGCTTATGCTCCAAGATTTGTAAAAAAAGAAAAAACACTAACAATTGTCCTTGAAGACGGCAGCAAATATACAGCAACAAGTGACCATAAAGTTTTAATGAAAAGTGGAAAATGGGAAGAAACAGGAAAATTAAAACTTGGTGATGAGCTTATGGCATTTTATAGACTTTCTGTAAATCCTGATACATCTAAATTAAAACAGAAACAATTTCCAAGAATTTTTACTTACAACTCAGGATGGACGAATGAAAGGCTTTTTGTTGATAAGTGGAGATTTGGAAAAATAGAAGAAAAAGATAAGGTTCTTCATAAAGCTCTTCATATGCTTGGTAAAGGAATAATGTTTAAAAAGGTTGCACAAACCGTAGGCATAACAACAGTCGCCTTGCAACAAAAGATAGAAAACGCAGGATTTACTGCAAAAGAACTTAAAAAGTTATCAAGAAATCCAGAATATAGAAGAGTAATAGGCATTGTTCACAACGAACCTGAAGATGTTTATGATATAAGTGTAGAAGAGCATAAATGCTTTTGCACAGATAGTGTTGTTCTTCATAATTGTCAAAAAGATGATGATGGAAATATTTGTAAAATTATTACTCAAAATGATGATATTAAAAATGAATTAAATTTCATGCTTTTCAACAGAAACATGGTAAATTTAAATAAAAACGGATGGAATTGGTTTAAGAATTTATGTGTTAATGGCGATCATTTTCTTGAAGTGATAATAAATCCAGAAAATCCAGAAGAGGGAGTGTACAAAACAATAACACTCCCTGTAGAAACAATGTATAGAATTGAAACAACTAAAGGCAGACTTATAGAGTTTCAACAAAGTAAAGAAGGTCCAGATTATAGTTCTTTGACAAATCCAATAGATTTGACCAACAATAAAGAAATAGAAAAAAGCACAGCAATTAGATTCAGCCCATATCAGATAATACATTTTAGAATAGGTGAAGATAGAAAGTCTTTTTACCCATATGGTGTCAGTCTAATAGAACCAGCTAGAAGTCCTGCTCATCAATTAAGATTGATGGAAGACAGTATGGTTGTATATCGTTTGGCAAGAGCCACAGAAAGAAGAGTTTTCTATATAGATGTAGGTCAATTGCCTCCACATAAAATAGACAGCTTGATGGACAGAATGAAAGATCAGTTTAGAAAAAGAAAAGTAGCTGGTGGTTACGGAGAAGGTGCAGACAAAGTAGATGAAAGATGGCACGCTCCTGCGGTAGATGAAGATTTCTGGTTACCTTTAAGACCAGGAAGCAACACAAGAATTGAAACTTTGCCGGGGGCTTGTTTATCTCTTGACACAAAAATAGCCTTGTTAGATGGAAGAAATTTAGAGCTTAAGGAAATAATAAAAGAATATAAAAATGGTAAAAAACTCTGGGCATACAGTATAAACCCAAAAACTGGAGAATGTGTGCCAGGTCCAATAACTTGGGCTGGGGTAACAAGAAAGGATGCAAAAGTTGTAAAAATAACTTTAGATAATGGGAAAGAAATAATTTGCACTCCTGACCATAAATTTCCTGTTCAAGGAAAAGAGGGGAAAATAGAAGCAAAGGATTTAAATTCTGGTGATAGTCTATGGGCTTTCAACAGAAGGCATAAAAAGATAAAATCTAATACAAATGAATATGAACAAGTTTATGATAATAAGTCAAAAACATGGATTTTTACGCACAGGCTTGTGTCCAACTACATTCGGAAAAAAGAATTAAAACAAATTTATATATTTAAAAATAACGAATTTTATGAAAATAACAACATAGTTTTTCCACAAAAGATTTTTTCAAAATTTATAAACCTTCTTTCTTTAGGAAAAAATATTTCTGAAATATTGGATGAAATAAATTCAAACGAAGAACTATACAATGAATTTATTCAAAAAAACAGACACGTTAGAAGAAAATCTTTTAAAATAAAAGATGGAATTAAACCAACTCATGTAAACAGAATGATAAAAATATATGGGTATGAGAACCTAGAGCATGTAAAAAATGAATGTGGTTTTTATAACCATAAAATAGTTTCTGTAGAATTTTTAAATGAAACAATTGATACCGGAACTATAACCATAGATCTACAAGAGCGATACCATGATTATCACACTTTTGCTCTAAGTGATTGTGGAGTATACACTTACAATTCTGCGTTGGGCGAAATCGATGATGCTGTTTATTTCAGGAATAAATTATTCGTTAGTCTTAATTTTCCAAAAAATTACTTTAGCGGAGAAGATATTAACATAACAAAGGTCAGTTTAAGTTCTCAAGATGTTAAGTTTGCAAGAATGATAGAAAGACTTCAGTCTGCTTTTGAGGATGGATTATATGAATTAGCAGAAAGGCATCTTGTTCTTAGAGGATATCCACCTGAACTATATAAAGATCTTAAAATAAAAATGACGAGCCCAAGTGATTGGAGAGAGCTCAGCAGAATAGATGTAATAAATGCAAGATTAAGTGTCGCAACACAGCTAAAGAGTAGCATATTAATGTCTGATTACGACATTTATATAAATTGCATGAAATATAACAAAGAAGAGACAGAAGAGATGCTTGGTAGATTAAAGATTCAAAAACTTGAAGAACTAAGGGCACAGGTTCTTTCACAAAACCCACAACTGTTAGGAATTGGAATCCCCGGAAGTGAGGAAGAAGATTCGGAAACTAGTTTAGGATCTGAGCCAGGAGGACCATCTGCAAATCTTGAGGCTCCACAAGATGTGCCCGAATCACCAGAAGCTTCCGAATCTCCAGAAACGCCTGAACAAGGACAGCAGCAACCAGAAGGTCAAACTCCTGAAGCTCAAGATTTACCAGAACCAGATAAAGAAGATATAGAAAAATATGGATTAGAAATTCAAGATTATGAATCTGAAATGGACGAAGAAAATCCTGACTATTCTATAGAACAATAATTATTATAATTTTAAATTATTATAAATCCTGCTGAATTGCTTGTTAGTGTTACTGCATATGGACCGCTAATAACAAATCTTATTGTTGTGTTAATATTACCTGTAATTCCAAGTGTAGTGATGTGCTCATCACCAGGTCCAGAAAGACTTATACCTGTTTCTGAACTGTGATCATTCCAAGTAGATCCAAAATTAGTACTATACTGAAGCTTTACAACTACATTATTAATAACTTTAGAGCTTTCAAAAGTTACATTAAAGTTACCGCTGCAACAGGTCCTGTTAACAGGATGTTGATTTATGGTAAATATGTTTTCTTCTGTAGGTGTTGGGGTTGGAGTTCCTGTAGGAGTTCCTGTAGGAGTTCCTGTAGGAGTGGCTGTAGGAGTGGCTGTAGGAGTGGCTGTAGGAGTGGCTGTAGGAGTGGCTGTAGGAGTGGCTGTAGGAGTGGCTGTAGGAGTGGCTGTAGGAGTTGGAATGGCTGTTGATAAACAATCTGTGTTACTAGCTTTTTCGTTTGTAGTCCCTACTTGATAATATTTTTTTCCATTAAAATAAATAAACGGCTCAGAAGATAAGCCGGCAACAACTATTTTGCATGACGGATCTTCTGAATTTAACTTAACAGTTCTGTCTAAGGTCCATGGTTGTATTTCTAAAAACTCTGCCACCTTATCTATTCTATTTGCTATACCAAGAACGCCATCTGTTCCTGAATTAATAGGATCGCTTACAGGTGTTCCTGCAAAACACAATCCTATTATTTTAAATGAACCATTAATAGAAGAAATTAACACACTGCCGCTATCCCCAGGAATTGAGACCCCCGGCTGATTGTTTTCATATGAAAATATTATACAATCTTCAAAATCTACTGTGTTTTCTTCATTGTTGTTATAATAACCACCAACAGAAGCAGATACGTTTATTTGATCTACCGATACTCTGCAATCATTATTTCCATTTGGAAAAGAAAGGGGGTAGCCTATTGGACCTGTTGTTCTTCCTGCTTTAAAAACTGGATGATTATAAGCTAATAAATTATCAATTTCTTCTGTTGTTGCAAAATCTAAATATAAATAGGCTTCAAAAAGACCTAAAACCTTATAAGAGTCTACGTCTATTGTGTTAAGTGTTGTTATTGCTGCATCTATTTTGTTTGATGTGTTTAAATTTAAAGGAAAATATCTTTTAACTTTTCCTATTTCATCTGTTTCTATAACTCCACCATCAAGATCTGATGGCTGGGATGTTATGTTCTGATAAACATTTTCTCCCGATGTGCCTAAATATCTATCACTTGCTATAAAAGGATTTGAAGTATAAACATGATTATTTGTTAAGCCAACTAATCGCCCATCAATAGAATCTATAACAATTAAACCCAGAGTTCCGGCAGAATAAGTAGACAAATTTTCATTTCTTGTTATATTTGTCGTTGATACCCCTCCTTTTATTGGTCTTTGTTTGATTCTATGTTGCTTAATTATATCAATAGGATTGCCTGAACCTATAGGCTCTCCAACAATTGGGGAATAATTGTAGCATGCATTTGCTTTAAAGTCAGGGATCTCTATTATATCTGTATTTATTTGTTTATTTTCTATTGTAATTTGTGATGGCAAAATTTCATCATCTTTAAGATCTGATTTATTTTTCTTTTTTTTAACACCAAAAATTATACACTTTTCATTTGTTTTTTTATTGTTTTTAATTTTGTATCCATATGAAACTACGGATACATTTTCTGGTGTGTTTTTATATAGTTCTTCTATTTTATTTTTAATATTACTCATACAGAGTATGTATTGTAGATAATCAAAAAATACGGTGTTGAAAACAACGGCAAATTTGCTACAATACACTTTACTGGAGTTTAAAAATGAAAAATGATTTGTACAACAGCGTATCCTATAGACTTGTTCATGGCGATTTATTTGAAAGTATAAAAAAACATACTTCAGATATTTTAGTTCCACATGTTGTTGACAATTCTGGAAAATTTAATTCCGGATTCGCTAGTGCTGTGGAGAAAAACTATCCCATAGTTAAGGCAAATTATGAAATGTTAGCTACATATAAACTTGGAGAAAACCAGTTTATAAAAGTTGAAACGGGAAAAAGAAATGTTGTGTTCGTCAACATGATAGCACAGAATTCTAATTCTAAGCGATCAAAAAGACAAATTAACTATTTATCTTTAGTAAAATGTATGGCTGGAGTAGGGACCTATATAAGAAATAGTTGTTCTGAAATTGATTCTAAAAAAATAGAAATACACGCACCTAAATTTGGATGCGGCTATGCTGGAGGAAATTGGAACTTTATATCAGACTTAATAGACGATATATGGGTAGATTTTACGACTTTTGTTTATTCGCCTAAGCGTGATTGAAAATTTTATAATTATTTTTAATTATAAAATTTTGTGTATTACAAATGGATTCTGGGGTGCCCATGTCGCTCCAGAATCCATTTGTTTTAAAAACACCACAAGATTTTTGACTACAATAGAAATTATTAACATCAGTTATCTCTAATTCTCCACGATCACTTGGTTTAATGTTTTTAATTACCTCATAGACATGATTTGTGTATAAGTATAAACCAGTTACAGCTAAATTGCTTTTTGGAACTTTTGGTTTTTCTTCTATAAAACCGTTGCTATAAACTCCAAATTGATTTGCATTATTTGTTTCTTTTGTAAAAATTGCCGCTTTGCTTAAACCACAAAACTTTTGAAACTCAGTTTCAAAACTATCCTCAAAAAAATTGTCTCCAAGTATAACTGCAAAGGAATCTTTTTCTGTAAAATTTTTACATAAATCTAGAGCACTAGCAATTCCAGGTTCCTTTCTTGATAAATCTTGAATTTTATATGTAAAATTTGCTTCAAATTCTGTTCCATCGCCTAAGTTTTCAATTATTTTTCCACAGTGTTCTTTTGAAGATATTATCAATATGTCTTTTAGCCCACTTTTGACTAAAGTAAATATAGGATAATATATCATAGGAATAGCCCCAAAATTAGAATAAACAGGAAGTAAGTGTTTATTAATATTGTTTGTAACAGGTAGCATTCTGCTACCCTTTCCACCAGCTAGTATTACGCCTTTTTTGATCATTTGAATTTATCTTCTATTTAAACTATACTAGTTTAGTATTTAAAAAAAACAATGAATAACTTTGCTAAACTTGCTATTAAAAACGGTGGATCAATACACCCTTTGATTATACCATCCGAGCTTACAAATGGCACCGGATTGATGAACCCTTCTATTTCTATTTTAGATAATAAAATAATTTGTGTAATTAGACATGTAAATTATACATTCTATCACTCAGAAGCAAAATTATTTCAACATCAATTTGGACCATTAACATACGTGCATCCTGAACAAGATATGCATCTAAGAACAACCAATTATTATTGTGAATTAGACGACCAGTTTAAAATAAAAAGATTTAATAAGATAGACACTTCAGTTTTTGATACTTATTTACCTATGTGGGACTTTGTTGGTCTTGAAGATGCAAGAATTTTTCAATGGGAAAATAAATTATACATCTCAGGAGTCAGAAGAGATACCACAACAAACGGTGAAGGAAGAATGGAGTTATCTGAAATCGTAGTCACCGAAAATAGTGTTAAAGAAACATCTCGATTTAGAATTCCTGCTCCTAATAATCCTAATTCTTATTGTGAAAAAAATTGGATGCCTTTTTTAGATTTACCGTACCATTATATTAAGTGGTCAAATCCAACAGAGGTTGTAAAAGTTGATATTAACAATAAAACTTGTGAATCAGTTAGATTGAGCAGTTTTGTTCCTCTTCCAAGGGATTTAAGAGGCGGATCTCAGATATTGTCTTGGAAAAATGGATATTTAGCTGTGACACATGAAGTAAATCTTTTTAATAGCGAAGTAGGAAGAAAAGATGCTGTTTATAGGCATAGATTTATATTTTGGGATAAAAATTTTAACATAGTGAAATACTCAGAAGATTTTGATTTTATGAATGCACATGTTGAATTTTGTATTGGCATGACTAAAAAAGATGATTATTTTTTAATGACATTTGGATTTCAAGATAACGCTTCATATCTTTTAAAAGTTCCAGAGAGTGTTATAGAAAATTTTATATGGAAATGATATTTCATGAAAATGAATTAAATGAAAGGGGGACTTCGGTAGCACTGTATGATTATGCTTATTATTGTAGAGAGTTTTTAAATATTAAGCCGATAATAGTTGTAAAAAATATTAAAAACAAAACAATATTAAATAAATTTAATGATCAATTTGAAGTTGTTAATTATACTGATAAGTCCGAAGTTCAAAAAATTATAGACACCAGAGATATAAAAAATTTTTATGCAATTAAGTTTGGATTAAATGATGGAACACAATTTCAAAACTGCAGAAATTTAATACATGCTGTGTTCTTTTGTGATCCAATAAATTACCATGGTGATGTTTACGCATATGTTTCAAAATATATGACGTTGTTTAAAAATAACAAAATTCCATATGTTCCACATATGATCAATCTACCAAACCATGATAAAAATTTAAGAGAAGAATTATTTATACCAAAAGATTCGATTGTAATTGGAAGATATGGAGGATATGATACTTTTGATTTAGAATTTGTTAAAAGCTGTGTTAAAAAAACAATAGAAAAAAGATCAAATATTTATTTTTTATTTGCTAATACTGAAGTTTTTTATAGCCATGACAGATGTCTATTTATAGACCCTATAATAGATCTAGATAAAAAAGTGGAATTTATAAATACTTGTGATGCCATGCTCCACGCTAGAAGTTATGGAGAGACGTTTGGTTTGGCTGTTTTAGAATTTGCTTGTAAAAACAAACAAATTATCACCTATGATAATGAGCAGTTACAGAATTCTCACTTTTTAGGAGGAAGAAATCATTTTGTTTATTTGAATAATAATTGTTATAAGTTTAAGGATGAAAATGATCTTTTAGATATTCTAATAAACATAGAAAAAAACAATCCATTTGATACTTATTATCTTAATGATATGTTTTCTCCTAAAAATGTTATAGAAAAATTTAAGGAAGTGTTTTTATCATGATAGTAGACGTTTTTTTATATTTTAATGAAAAAGAATTATTAGAACTTAGAATGAAAATGCTCTATGATCATGTAGATAAATTTATAATATGTGATGCAAATAGAACCCACTCGGGAGAATTTAAAGAATTTACATGCAAAAGGACTCTAGAAGAGTTGAATGTCTCTTTCAGTAAGATTACCGTAGTAGAAGTAGACCTATCCATTCATGATAACGGAAATTCATGGGAAAGAGAAACAACTCAAAGAAATGCTGCAAAAAACCTTATAAAAGAAGATGATATTTGCTTTATGGCTGATTGTGATGAGATTATTAATCCACAATTAATTCTAACATATGTTAATTTTATAAAAAAAAATCCAAATAACATCCTCAGAGTTCCTTTAGCCTTTCTCACGTACAGAGCAGACTTAGAAACATGTGAAGAAAACGGCAACTCTAAACTTTGGACTAGTCCATTCTTTTGTTTGAAAAGACATTTAAATAATTATTCTATTAATGAAATAAGAGAGTCTAGAGCATTTAATCTTAATAAAATAGAATACCAAGATATTTTTATATTAGAAGATGATAATATGTTAGAATCTGGTTGGCATTTTTCTTGGATGGGCAGTAACACGAACAGATTAAATAAATATAAATCTTTTAGCCATTACTATGATACAATTAATCCAGAAATAACACTTGCTCCCGTATTAGATCATTTAAAAATAAATGATGAAAAATTAATAAAAGAAATATCTAGTAATTGGTCTGCTAATATGTATCCTTTATCTCAAAAAGAAACAGAAGAATTCATATTCTCCTACCAACCTAGAGAAGGAGAAACAAAAGATGTTCTTGGAAGAGGAAACATACTAATTAAAAAATACCCAATAGAAAAATTGCCAAGAGAAATATTTGAAAATAAAAAAATTCAAAACTTTCTCCTACCAGAGGAAAACAATGAATAAATCTGAATTAATTAACTTTATAATTAAAAAAATAAATGCAAAAAATTACTTAGAAATTGGAGTTTATGAAGGATACAATTTTAAGAGTGTAATTTGTGAAAATAAAGTTGGAGTAGATCCCGACTTAAGTTCCAAGGCTACTGTTCACAAGACATCAGATGATTTTTTTAAAGAAAATAAAGAAAAATTTGATGTTATTTTAATTGATGGTTTGCATCACGCTGACCAGGTGAGCAGAGATATTATAAATTCTTTATTATTTTTAAATGATGGCGGATATATCATATGTCATGACATGAACCCAGAAAAAGAAGAGCATCAAACAATTCCTTATAGGGGAGGTATTTGGAATGGGGATTGTTGGAAAGCGTTTGTAAATTTAAGACAGACTAGGGCTGATTTAGAAATGTTTGTAATAGATACAGACTATGGCTGCGGAATTATTAAAAAAGGATCTCAAGAGCTACTACCAAGTAAATTAAATTTAACTTGGGAAAATTTTGTTAAATTTAAAATTGAATGGCTCAATTTAATTTCTGTTAATTCTTTTTTATCTAAATTTAAATTAAATCCTGAGTTTGTAGACATATTACAAGATATTATGTTCAACAAACTAATTTATGATTATGTTGAAGATCCTGAAAATTATAATAAAAACTATAATTTAGGCAGTTATTATGAATCGATGGGACAAACAGCGAGTGCAGTCTCCTACTATCTCAGGGCAGCAGAAAGAACATCAGATGAACTTATTCAATACGAGTGTTTACTAAGATCAGCTCTATGTTTTGAAAAACAAGGCTGTAGGAATTTTACAGTTAAAGGATTGTTGCTTCACGCTTTAGCTATTCTTCCAAAAAGACCAGAAGCATATTATCTTTTAAGTAGATTTTATGAAAAAGAAAATAAAGATGGAAGTTGGCAAGAATGCTATACAATAGCATCTTTAGGACACAATCTTGCTGACTTAAATTCGGAACCATTGAATACAGATGTTGGTTATTCTGGAAATTATGCCTTATTATTTCAAAAAGCTGTTAGTAGTTGGTGGTGCGGTTTATGCAAAGAGTCTCAGGACATTTTTAAAGATCTATTAAATAATTATAATATGAAAGAAGAGTTTAGAGTTTCTGTTATTAATAATTTAACTTTTTTTGAAAGTAAAAAATAAGATAATCATATGAAAACAGCAGCAGTAACAGTCGGTATAAATCCTCCTGGAATATATGAAGATTTTTATAAATTTGCCCAATGGTCAGGAGATTTTGTAAAAAAATATTTAAATTTAGAAGTTAGGATTATAGACAACAATCACTATCATTTAGGGTTTAAGAAAGATCATTGGTTAAATAGCATTCGAGCCGCCACAGTAAAGTTATTTATTTTCGATATATACCCAGATCTTGATAGAATAGTTTATTTCGATGCAGATTGGAGACCAGTTAGACCTTTTAATATATTTGAATATTGCCCAGATCCTGACAAAATGTACTTTGTCAAAGATAGATCTTATGCAAGAGAAGTCAAAGAGCTAGAATTAGAATATAATATGAAACCTGGAACATATTTTAATAGTGGATTCTTTGTGGTTTCAAGAAATTCAAAAAAATATTTTGATGAAGCATGCAATAATTTTTATAGTTATAAAGAAAAATATTATGATCAATGCGTTTTGAATCATGTTTTAAAAGATAAGATTACATACGCAGACAAAAGATTGAATGTTCAAGATATAAAAGAAAATACAACATTTGAAACTAACGCTCTTTTTTCTAACTCAGAAGTTTTGGCATACCACAGTGGCTATAATTTTAATATAATGAATGGATATAAGCCTGATTTTGATTGGAAGTGAAAATTACAATGCAAAAAATGAAAAAACATTTAATTTCTTTTGGAGATGATATACTTTATAAATATCAAAAATTAAGACTCAGAAAGGAGGCAGAATCAACTAATTGGTTTGACGATATTATTATTCATTCACCTGATACAATAAAAGAATTTTTAGATGAACATAAAAATTTTGTTAATAATTCTAGAGGTTGGGGCTATTGGATATGGAAGCCCTACATAATACTAAATCAATTGTCTAAGATTGATGAAGGAGATTTTTTATTTTATATTGACTCTGGAGGATCTATTCTAAATCATAAAGAAGATAGACTTGCAGAGTATCTAAATATATTAAATAGTAGTGATAAACCTGTTATTACTTTTTGTTGTCAAGGAGATCCTCCATGGTATCAAGAAAAAAAACTTCAAAAAATGAGAGTTCTTAAAAGATTTAATCTTGATAATAATGAAGAATTTTTAAATTCTGGACAAATTGAAGCTGGTGTTTTTATTTGTAAAAAATCTGAGTTCACAATCAATTTTGTTAAAGAGTGGTTAGAATTAGTCATAGAAAATAATTACAATCTTGTTAATGATGAAGATGACTTAGAGCAATCAAGTGAATTCTTAGCCCATAGACATGATCAATCCGTATTAAGTATATTATCAAAATTAAAAAATGTAACAATGTTAAATTTAAGTGAATGCTATGGAGTTGGTCCATTCTTTTCAAGTAGGATAACAGATAATGGTGCTAGAGAAAACGCTCCTGACTCCTTTAGAAAAGAGCCAGATTATGATGCACATAAACACCATACATGGAAAGTATATTTAAGTGATGCAGAGGTGATAGAAAACACAATAAAATCTATTAAAAATATTATTAAAAATATTAATAAAGAAATTATATTTTTTGACATAGACAAAGATATAAAATCTCAATTTTTAGATATAATAAATTATAAATTAGAAAAAATACAATTTAATAAAGGTTTGTTTAAAATTAAAATAACTTTTGATGAAACTCGTTTTTATGAATCTGTAAATAAAGAGAAATTAATAGGAGAATTTTATTGTGAGTTTATTAAAGATGATTCATATAATTTTAATTTTATAATAACAAAAGACGAAACCTCCTTCCCAGAAATCAAACCAAACGAAAAAATGTTATACAAAACAGAGTATATTAGAACATGGGATTTAAAAATAGACTAGCATTTCTGATAAAATTTGCACTATGATAAAATATCAGCAGTGACGTTAGGAACAGGCGTTTAAAATGTTAAATAATAATTTTGATTGGGGACTACTAGAAAAAAATCAAGAATTTTTATCAACTGTTAAAAAAGAAATTCTCACAGATAAAGTTTATGAAAAATTCTTTACAGTTGAAGAGAATGATGTTGTTGTCGATATAGGTGCTAGTGTTGGACCTTTTTCTTTTTCTGTTTTAGATAAAAAACCAAAACATATATTTTGTTTAGAACCACACGTAGATTTATTTAAAGTATTAAATAAAAATTTAAACTTTAAAAACATCACATGTATAAACGCAGGTCTTTTAGAAAAAAATGGAATTGTTGATTGGAAAGGAATTTACAATCCTGACTCTATGGATATGTGGTCAATTAATTGTAGCGTGAATGGTATTACTTTTAATAGTTTGTTAAAAGACTATAACATAGAAAAAATAGACTTTCTTAAGATTGACTGTGAAGGTGGTGAGTATTATTTTTTTGATGATAATAATTTAAGTTGGATTTTTAACAATGTTAAAAAAATTGCAGGTGAATGGCATTTTCACAATCTTGAACTAAAGAATAAATTTAGAAATTTTAGAGATAATTTTTTAGCCAAGATACCAGATAAAAACTTAAATGTTTATAGCATGGACAATATTGATATTAAACAAAATTTATGGACAGACTGGTTTATTGATTATTATTCTTGTATAATGATTTATGTTAACAATGAAGGAATAAAGATGAATAATGAATATTATGTTGACAATAGTCCCAATGAAAACTGGGGCTCGATAAATACAAATAAATTTAAAATTAAATCCAATTTAGATAAAAGACTTTTTGTTGTAGATAACTTTTATGAAGATCCAGACTCAGTTAGAGATTTTGCTCTTCAGCAATGGTACTTTGATGACCAAGGCTACCTTGGAATGAGGACAAGAAAACAATTTTTCTTCGAAGGTGTAAAAGAGAGATTTGAAGAAATAATAGGTAGAAAAATTATTAGATGGGAAGAGCAATCAATGAATGGAAGGTTTCAGACATGCAAAGCTGGAACTCCACTTGTTTATCATTGCGATGAAGAAAACGGAAAAACACTTTGGGCTGGCATGGTCTATTTAACTCCAAACGCTCCATATGAATCTGGCACAAGTTTTTATGCTCACAAAAAAACAGGAGTTAGACACAACTCTCATCCTGATATTGTGCAATGTTTTAATCAAAAAACATTTTTAGATGGCACACCATACGAAATGGTTGATACTGTAGGGAATGTTTACAACAGACTAGTTATATTTGATGGGGGGATGATTCATGCCCCATCAGCATATTTTGGATGGGACATACCATCGAGCAGACTGTTTCATATGTATTTCTTTAATTAATCGAGAATTTTAATATGGATTTTAAAAATAAAATAAAAGTATTTCCAAACGTATATTTACCAAAATATAAGTTCTCAATAGCTCCTACAATGGAGATTACAACCTGTGTTCCTAAGCAAGGATGCATAGTAGACTGTGTTTTTTGCCCACAAAAAACACTTCAAAAAGTTTATCAAGGCGAAAGATATCTAAGTTTAGATAATTTTAAAATCTTATTAGATAAGATACCAAAAGAGATAAGAATAACATTTGCAGGATTTACTGAACCTTGGCTGAATAAACATTGTTCTGATATGCTTTTATATGCTCATGAAAAAGGGCACCCTATATCTGCTTTTACAACAGGAATAGGAATGAATACAGAAGATGTAGAAAAAATTAAAAATATTCCTTATGCTGGAAATCCTAATGGTGGTTTTGTTTTACATCTTCCTGATGATGAATATTTAGCTAAGCATCCTATATCTAAAAAATACTTAGAAGTTTTAGAATATTTTAAATCAGTTATGCATGAGATCCAATTTTTTAGCACCATGAGCATGGGTCCAAATGTTAATAATCAAATAAAACACATATTTGAAACTCCCGACCATAACGCCGCTGAATATATGTGGAGTCGAGGGGGAAATTTGTTGGGAGAAGCAATACTAAAACCCGAATTAATAAACTTAAAAAATAAATTTAAATCCATATATCATGGTGAAAAATCTATGACTTGTAATTGCGAAGAAAGATTGTATCACAATGTTTTATTGCCAAATGGAGATGTTTCTTTATGTTGTATGGATTATGGATTGAAACACATCCTTGGCAATCTATTCACCCAGGAATATGAAGAGTTAATTCCAAAGCCTCTTTCTTGTTTCGATTTATGTAAATTTTGTGAAAATGCAATAGATGTAAATGACCCAAAATTAGAAAAAGAAAAATCAAATATGAGGACAGAAAATGAATAAGATACCTGTTATAGGAACAGCAGTAGTCAATAGCTCTTATTGGGTCAACAGACTATTAATGAGTATAGATTACCCAACAGAAAATTTTATAATTATAAATAATAATGGTAGAGGAGAATTAAATGAAGAATTAGATAATTTATGTAAATTAAAACATAAATTTGTTGACAAAATAACTGTTTGTCATATGCCTGCCAATATTGGCGTAGGGGGTGCTTGGAATTTAATTATAAAATGTTATATGAAATCTCCTTATTGGATTATTTGCAATGATGATATTGCATTTAGTATTGGCTTTTTAAACGAGATGGTTAATTCTATAGAGAATGATTCTGAGGTTGGTATGGTCCATGGTCATAGTGGAGATTTTAATATTGGAAGTTGGGATTTATTTTTAATGAGAGATTTTGTAGTCCAAAATTATGGACTGTTTGATGAAAATTTGTATCCCGCATACACAGAAGATAGTGATTACATCATGAGATTTGTTAACAAGCCAATTAAAAAAATAACTCAATTAAATTCTAATTATTATCATGGACTTGGAAATAAAAACGAATATTACAAAGAAGGAAGTCAGACTCAAAAGTCTGAACCTGGTTTAAAAGAAAAGTTAGATTTTAGTAACAATAGCAATATTGAATATTTGCATAAAAAATGGGGCGATCATTGGAGAATGTGTGCTCCTTATGAAAAACCATTTAATAAAGATTGTGATATCGGGCATACAACTTATGATTTAAATTTTGTAAGAAGTAAAAATTTAGGATTTTGAAATGGGATTGTTCTACACATATGACACATCAGTAGACAAAGCTTATATAATAAGAATTAAAAATCATGAACTATCTGAAAATTTAGCAAAAAGATGTTGTGAAAGTTGTGAAAAAGTAGGGATGCCCTTCGAATTATGGGATGCTTACGACGGCACAGGAGAAGAAATAATATTTCCAAGTAGCCATAATTTAATTATGGATATGATTAAAATAACTAATCACCATCTAACAAAACAAGAAGTTTGTTGTTTATTATCTCATATAAGTCTTTGGGCAAAGTGTACGCTAATAGACAAGCCAATAGTAATTCTAGAGCATGACGCTGTCATGGTTCAGCCTTACTTAAACCATGGAATGTATAATTCTATTTCTTATTTGGGATGTGCTGAACAAGTTAATGGTTGGAAAATGTATCCAACACCTCCACACGGAACAGATGGTCCTAATAATCATTTTATATTAAGAACTCATGCATACGCAATAGATCCGGCAGTAGCAAAAAATCTATTATCACACGCAATAAAATATGGATTGCACACATCTGCCGATAAGTTTATAAGAGCCGATATTTTTCCAATGCATCAAGCTGGAGGTTATGCTTTTGACGGACAAAGCGAAACAACTATAGAAAAAAGAGCAGAACACAACTATAAAACAACAAGAATTGATAATATAAAAGTAACCGATATATCAGATACCGGTTATTGGAATGGAAAGACTGCTCATGATCATCACGCACACAGTCCAGAGTTGGCATGTTGGATTTACAATTTTCTAAAAAGTAAAAATCAAATAGATGTGCAAATTTATGATTTTGGATGTGGACTTGGAAATTATCTGGAAAAATTAAAAGAAAATGGATTCGATAAATTAACCGGATACGAAGCAGAAATTCCTGATAAAAAAGTTTTTGAAGATATTAAAAAACATGATCTAACAATTCCTATTGATTTGCCTATAAAAGGAAATATTATATCATTAGAAGTTGGAGAACATATTCCACTACAATACATGGATGTTTACATAAATAATATTTCAAATAATTGTAAAAAATATCTTATATTATCTTGGGCTGTGCCAGATCAGCCTGGACATGGTCACGTTAATTGTTTAGAAAATAAAGAAGTAATAACCATTTTAGAGCAAAAAAGTTTTAAATTTTTATCTAGCGAAACATCTAATGCAAGAAGTGTGATTGAAGATGATTGTTATTGGTTCAGAAACACCTTATTAATTTTTGAGAAAATATGAATTTATTAGTTGTTTTGCAAACTCATTCAAAAGGCGATAATCATGTTTATGAAGGCTATGTATCTTCAGAACAGAAAAGATATACAGGTGCGAGTAAGCTAGAGACTTCAAAAAGATGCGTCCGAAGTTTAATCAACACTTTAAATAATTTTTATAAAGTCGCTCCAAATTTTGAAATTGAACTTCAAATAATTGATGATCATAGTGATGAAGATTATTTAAAATTATTAAAAAAAGATATAGATAAATGTCTTTTTAAAGTTGGTCTTACAAATTTAAATAAAAATGGAATATCTGCAAGCATGCTAGCCTGCTATCAATATGGAAGAGATTATGGAAAAGAATTAGTCTATTTTGCTCAAGATGATTATATGCATGAAGCAAATGCAATAGAGGAAATGGTAGAATTTTTCTACCAATGGTCTGCTAAATTAGATAAACCTCTATGCATATATCCATTCAATGACCCGTACAGATACGCAGATGTAAATCTACATCCTGTGAGAATTGTACATGGCAAAAAAAGACATTGGAGACAAAACTACGCCACAGCATTTTCTTTTATGGTTCACCATTCTGTTTTAAATAAAGAATTTGATTTATTTTATGCTATGGGCTGTCATAAAATAGATAATAAAATGGAAGACGACACTATAAATAAACTTTTTCAACAAAGAGAATATTGTTTGTTTAGTCCAATTCCAAGCCTCGCTTTTCATATGCAATATGAAACAGAAAAAGATCCGTTTGTAGATTATATTCCGCTTTGGGACTCTTTAGGAGATAAAGAAAACAATGTTGAAAGTTTGTTTGAAGAAAATGATAAAAAGTTTTTAAATATTGGAGCAAACAAAGCAAAATTAGAATTTGATTATTTTAAAAATTATAAAGAAATAAAATTAGATATTTGTAAAGAATCAAATCCAGATATAGTAGCAAGTGTAACAGATATGAGTAACATTCCTTCAAAAAGCTTGGATAGCGTTTGGGCTAGTCATATTATTGAACATATTTTTTGGCACGAACTTCCAGTTGCGTTTTCAGAAATTAAAAGAATATTAAAAGATGACGGAGTTGGAATTATTATGGTTCCAAATTTAGTTAAAACAGCAGATTATATTAAAAATGATATAAATGAAACTTTATATGAAAGTCCTTGCGGACCTATAACAAGTTTAGACATTATATACGGGCATAGAGAATTTACTAAATCTGGAGTGAATGGAATGATGCATAAAATTGGGTTTACTCCAAAGCTTATGAAGCAAGTTTTAGACTTTTGTAAATTTTCAAATAAGGTCTATACAGTTAATTTTGATATAGTCGCAGTTTTAGGAAATTTAGAAAATTGTACTCTTATAGAAAAGAGTTTAGAATCCTATTATGGAAGTAAAATTTCTAGTTATTTACTTTAATAAATATGCACCCGATAGACCAACAATTAAATTTAATGATACGAGGAAGATTTGAGGAGGCTTGGAAATTGAGCGAAAAAATGGAAGCAGATAACCCTAATGATTATAGACACTGTTTTAACAGAGGTTGGTTTTTAATAAATCAAGGCGACTTGCAAGGTGGTTTTAAAAATCTTGAATGTGGAAGGTTTTTAAATGTTTATGGAGATAGCAAGATTGCGTCTAAAAAACCAATATGGAATCAAGAAGACAGTCTTGAAAACAAAGTTGTTATAATAAATTTAGAAGGTGGTTTTGGCGATCAGATGATTTATGCAAGATCAGCCAAAGAAATTGTTAAAAGAGGAGCAAAATGCATATTATGCTGTGATCCTAGACTTCATGGCATATTTTCTAGGTGTCCCGGAGTTAGTGAATGTATTACTATTCGTCAAGTATCATCAACAAGACACGATTACTGGATACCTGGATTTAGCACAAGTTGGATTTTTGGTCACACATTTGAAACGCTGCCTAGAGAACCTTACATATTTGCAAATCCATTAAGCATACCTTTGTGGAAAGAAATAATAAAAGGAGATAAGCCAAAAATAGGAATAAGATGGAGCGGAAGTCCATTATTCGAACACCAGCAATTTAGAATATTTCCACCAGAAAAATTAATAAATCTTTCTAAGTATAAAGATCAAATAAGCCTGTATAGTTTTCAAAGAGACACAGATACAAGAGAATTGCCCGAGGGTATAAATGACTTGCAACATATATTAATAAGTTGGGAAGATACCTGTGCTGCCCTTATGAATCTTGACCTATTGATTACTAGCTGTACAAGCGTAGCACATCTTAGTGCTGCAATGGGTCTTCCAACATGGGTAATTGTTCCAATACTTCCATATCATGTTTGGGCTTGTGGAGATCAACATAGTCCATGGTATCCTGAAACCACTAGAGTATTCAGACAAAAACAATTCAGCAATTGGGACGAAACTTTTGAAGAAGTTGAAAATTGTTTAGTAGAAAAATTTAATTTAAAAAAGGAAAATTAATGAAGAAGAAAATGTATTTTGTCGCAGGACTTCCAAGATCAGGATCTACTATGATTCAATGTATCTTGAGACAAAATCCGCAAGTTCATGCAGAGCCAGTTAGTTCATTAGCCGTTTGCTTTAATAGCATATATTCAAATTGGGATAATGTCGAAGCCAACAAAGAATTTTCTAATGAAAAAGCAAAGGCTAATGTTTTACGTGGCATTTTACAAAACTATCACGAAGGAACAGACAAGCCGATTATTTTTGATAAAGACCGAATGTGGATTAGCCGAATTCCTTTATTAGAAGCTGTTCTGGGGGAGAAAGTAAAGATACTGTGCCCAGTAAGAAACCCAGCAGAAATACTTTCTAGCTTTGAAAAGCTTAGAAAAAATAATCCTATGCATTTGCTTCCAGCCGAAATGGGAGCAGATGGAGCTACAATAGCAGGAAGATGCTTATATTATGCAGGACCAGCCGGACCTCTTGGAATAGCTCACGCTATGATGAAAGATGCTATAACAATGGGATACTTAGACAGATTGTTATTTATTGATTATAATAGATTTTGCAATAGTCCGAAAAGTCAAACAAAGCGTATTTATGAATTTTTTGAATTGCCAAGTTTTGATCATGACTATGAGCACATAGAACAAAATGAAAAATACAATGATTTGAGTCATAGTTTACCTGGGCTTCATAAAATCAAACCAAAATTAGATAAAACCACTGTTAATTGCGTTGAATATCTTGGTTTGAATTTGTTCGAACAGTATAATAGAGAAATTTTTTGGGATGCGTGGATATGAAATTAAATATAGTACTAAGAACTTGTGATAAAAAAAGTATTCAAGGAGATAGGATAGTTCCTAAAGACGAATGCATTTATGCATGCGTAAAAAGTCTAGTTCAATCTATAGAAAACCCAGAAATATCTAAATTTCAACTTCATATAATTGACGATAACAGCACAGAAGAAACTAGAAATAAACTAAAAGAAATAGCTCCAAAAGCTACTTTTAATTTTCTAGAACCTAGAGATGAAGACAATCTTAATCCAAAGCAAAAATCAAGATATTCGGTAAAAGTTCAATATGAATATATAAAAAATTTACCTGATGAAGATTTGGTTTATTTGGTTGAAGATGATTATTTGCATTATCCTGATAGCATATTCAAAATGATAGAATCTTGGGAATATTTTTCACAATTGTTTCCAAGAAATATTATTGGTCTTTTCCCACAAGATTTCAATCAAATGTATTACCATCCTCAAAATATGTTTAATAGCACATATGTTGATAAATGCGTGGTGTTGCCAGGACCAGACCGATATTATAGAACAACATGGTTTACTCATGAAAGTTTTATGGTTCCTGTAAGCTTGATCAAGAAATATAGTGAAGAATTTGATAAGTTAGACAAAATAGGAACAGAGCAAGGAGCTTGGGAAGGAAATACCATAAGTAATGTTTGGCAAAAATCAGAAGTCATAATGCTTATGCCTTTAGGAACCTTGGCTGTTCATCTTGGATGTCAAAAAGATATTAGTTTTTTTGTAAAAGATTGGCAAGAATTATTTAACATGTATAAGGAACAAAAAGAATGACACCAGAACATAAGAAATTGAACATGGGTTGTGGGTTTGCTAAATTAAATGATCACTGGAATGTAGATATGAGTCCCAGGTGCAACCCAGATGAAGTTGTAGATTTAGAAAACACTCCTTATCCTTGGGAAGATAATTTTTTTGATAAAATAACTGCAAATAATATTTTAGAACATCTGGGAGAATCCCCTAGAAAGTTCACTGCTATTCTTAAAGAAATGTATAGAATAAGCTCAGATCAAGCAGAATGGAGTATCGTTGTTCCTCATCATAGATGCGATCTTTTTTATGATGACTATACACACATTAGAACTTTAACTCCAAAAACATTTAGAATGTTTGACCAAAAAGTCAATTTTGAAACTTTAGGAAAGCTTAGCGATGCAACATTCGGTATATTTAATGATATGGACCTGGAAGTTCTTGATTATACATTTAATGTTGTTAATTATTGGCAAGATTTATTAAATGAAGGCATGCTCGGAAGCAAAGAATTTAATATAAAATTAAATACTATGAGTAATGTTGTTGAAGCTACCAACATATTTGTAAAGGTCCATAAACCAGGCAGATGCCAAGATTTAATTAAGAATCTAATAAAATAATTTTATTTTAGATGGGCAAAATACTAAATATTTTGTCTAAAACAGAATAAAAAAAATGCTTTTATTTGAATCATTATTACTACGAGCAGGAACGGCTACAAGCACGGCAAATCTTTTGTACGGGTGGGGAGATAGCGGCAAATACGGAGTGTTGGAAAAATATATTAATGACATTTCCCCAAACATCATAGGAAGCAATAGCTGGGTTAGCATTAGTTCTGGCGGATTGCACACGTTGGCTGTAAGAAACGATTATAAATTATTTGCTTGGGGACTCAATAGTTCTGGACAACTTGGAGACTCTACTTTTATAAGCAAATCAAGTCCGGTCCAAATAGGAAGCAATAGTTGGACCAGTGTAAGTGCTGGAAGCTCTCATAGCTCCGCCATACAAAGTAATAATTTATTGTTTGCTTGGGGGAATAGTAATTACGGGCAAGTAAATACTCACACAATTATACCAGTCCCTATAGACAGTAATAGCTGGATTAATGTTAGTGCTGGGAGATCTCACACACTAGCGGTTAGAAATGACAATAAATTATTCGCATGGGGAGGCAATAGTTTAGGACAACTGGGGGATTATACTTTTGTAAACAAATCAAGTCCTGTTCAGATAGGAAGCAGCAGTTGGACCAGCGTTAGTGCCGGAGCATACCACTCAGCAGCTATAAGAAGCGATAATTTATTATTTGCATGGGGAGATAGCAGATACGGACAGGTAAATTTAACTACAATTGAACCGACTCCTATCGATAATAATAGTTGGGTAAGTGTGAGTGCTGGAAACAGCCATACAGCCGCTATAAATAGTAATAATTTATTATTTGCCTGGGGTGGAAATACTCAAGGACAACTTGGAGATGGAACCACAGTAAACAAATCAAGCCCTGTGCAAATAGGAAGTAGCAGTTGGACTAGTGTTAGTGCTGGAGCAACCCATGTTGTTGCAATAAGAAGTGATAATTTATTGTTTGCGTGGGGACTAAACAGTTCTGGACAAATTGGCGATTCTACTTTTATAAATAAATCAAGTCCTGTGCAAATAGGAAGTAATAGTTGGACTAGCGTTGATGCTGGCTCTGCTCATAATTCTGCTATAAGAAGTGATAATTTGTTATTTGCCTGGGGAGATAGTAAATATGGACAAGTAGACAGAAGCTTGAATATTCCTTGTGAGGTTGGAAATAATGTGTGGATCAATGTAAGCAATGGAATAGATCACACATTGGCAATAAGAAGTGATAATTTATTATTTACATGGGGATTGAATAGCTCCGGTCAACTTGGCGACGGGACCACAGTAAATAAATCAAGTCCTGTTCAAATAGGAAATAGTAGTTGGACTAGCGTTAGTGCTGGAGCAACCCATGCTGTTGCGATAAGAAGCGGAGGAGCCTTATTCTCTTGGGGATTAAATAGTTCTGGGCAACTTGGAGATTACACTTTTATAAATAAATCTAGTCCAGTACAGATAGGAAGTAGTAGTTGGACTGGTATTAGTTCTGGCGGCAATCACACTATCGCAGCAAGAAGTGATAATATTTTATTTGCTTGGGGAAATAGTACATACGGTCAGGTAAATAATTTAGGACCATCCTTCCCAGATTTTGTTGGAAGCGATAGTTGGACAATAATTAATGCCGCAGGAGGTGCTACCTTAGCCATAAGGAGTGATAATTTATTATTTACTTGGGGAGCAAATACTTCTGGAATTCTTGGAGACGGAACAACAATATCTAGATCAAGTCCTATTCAAATAGGAAGTAGTAGCTGGACCAGTGTCAGCATCAGAGCAGCAGCAGTTGCAGCAATAAGAAGTGGAGGCACTTTATTTACTTGGGGACCAAATAATTTAGGGCAACTTGGCGACGGAACAACAGTAAATAAATCAAGTCCTGTGCAAATAGGAAGTAGTAGTTGGACTAGTATTAGTGCTGGAGGATCTAGTTTTGCAATAAGAAGTGACAATTTGTTATTTGCTTGGGGCAATAATGCTTCTGGGGTATCGCCGGGTCTTGGAGATGGAACAACAGTAAATAAATCAAGTCCTGTGCAAATAGGAAGTAGTAGTTGGACTAGCGTTAGTGCTGGAGTATCACATGCTGTTGCGATAAGAAGTGATAATTTATTGTTTGCTTGGGGGCTAAATAGCTCCGGACAGCTTGGAGATAACACAACAGTAAATAAATCAAGTCCTGTTCAAATAGGAAGTAGTAGCTGGACGAACGTTAGTGCTGGAATAGGAAATCATGCTGTTGCGATAAGAAGTGGAGGAACTTTATTTACTTGGGGAGCAAATACTTCTGGAATTCTTGGAGATGGAACCACAGTAAACAAATCAAGTCCTGTTCAAATAGGAAGTAGTAGTTGGACTAGTATTAGTTCTGGAGCAACACATGCTGTTGCAATAAGAAGCGGAGGAACTTTATTT